ATGCTGGAACCAAGTCATAACGACGAGCTGCCGCCTATCCCCGGCAAACGCTACTTCACCATTGGCGAAGTCAGCGAGCTCTGCGCGGTCAAACCGCACGTTCTGCGTTATTGGGAGCAGGAGTTTCCTCAACTCAACCCGGTCAAGCGCCGCGGGAATCGTCGGTATTATCAGCGACAGGATGTGCTGATGATCCGCCAGATCCGCGGGCTGCTTTACGATCAGGGCTTCACCATTGGCGGCGCTCGGTTGCGCATGTCCAGCGATGAGGTCAAAGACGATTCGCTGCAGTACAAGCAGCTGATCAAGCAGATGATCGTCGAGCTGGAAGATGTGTTGGTCGTGCTGCGCAAGTGATGCAACGCGATCCACCGAATACTTCCATCTTTCAAAAGCTTAGGGTATATTCCTCGACGCTTTCGCAAGAACCCGCAACACATACACGCCTAGTCGGGGCGTAGCGCAGTCCGGTAGCGCACTAGCATGGGGTGCTAGGGGTCGAGTGTTCGAATCACTCCGTCCCGACCATATTTTTCAATGACTAAGCCCAATCTTCTCAGGTTGGGCTTTTTCATGCTTCGGGAGATTTTCGGGACTTCATCCTGTCTTCCTCTTCAAGATCGTTAGAACCGGTCCACGCGAGTCGGTTGCTGATACCATATTCGCAGTTTCAATCAGCTTTCCGAGCTCCGCGCCGGAGTAGTGGCTGGTGATGCTGCCGTTCTTGTGTCCAAGTAGCGCCTTCCGGTCCTCCTCAGTGACACCCGCCGCGCGAAGGCGGCGACCGAATGTATGCTTCAAGTCGTGCACTCTGATGGAAGCGTATCCTGGGTGAGCGGGGCGAAGGTTTTCCTCCTGCCAGAGTTTCGCCGCGCGCGCCCTTGCTTTCCTCCAAGCCGAATCGTTCATCCGCTGGATCGGCTGATCCTTATACGGGAACACCCAGTCCTTGCTCAGACCACGCTGCCCGTCGATGACCGACTTCGCGATCGTGTTAAGTACAACCAGTCTCTCGTCGCCGTTCTTCACGCCCGATCGCTCATTGCGCCCTCCGAAGTCTGACGGGATCAGGAATACGCTGGTTTCCAGCTCGGGCACGTAGATTTCCCACTCCCACTTCAACTTGCAGACCTCCTGCTCGCGACACCCTGTGTTCACTTTGAACAAGGCCATCTTCTGCAGGTGCGCTGGCAACTCCCCGAAGAGAATCGATTGCTCACCCCAAGACATCGGGTATGGCTGCCGAACCTTCTTCTTCAGATCCAGTTTGGTCAGCATCGGCACCGAGTCGAGCCAGGGTCTGCGCTCTTCATCCCGCCATTTCCTCGCGCACAGCGACAGAATCCGAATGACGCGTTCAATTGAGATGTTAACTGTCCGAGGCGCTACCGGCTTCAGCCGCTTACCGCACGGCAGCACCATACCCTCCAGCCTTTCCGCAATGAACTCCTCAAGTGCCCGATCGTCGATGTGGGTCAACGGCAGATCCTTGAGATACGGATGGAGGTGATTGAGATGGTGGGCCGATAGCGCGATGGAGGGCTGATCCTTGTACTCGAGGAGAAATCTGGTCGCTGCTTCCTCCCAGGTACGTACCCGCCGTACACCATAAATCTTCTCTTGCCGCAGTTGTTCCAACCGGTGAATCAGATACTGCTCAGCTTCTTGCCGGTCACCAGTGCCAGTGCTTTCTCGAAATCGCTGGCCCCGGAAGACTTTGTCGATCTGCCAGACTCCACCTTTCTGGTAGAGGCCGGAGATTGTTTTTCGCGCCATCGTGTAGCTCCTTGGCGCTCGCTGCGAGGCCGATTGTTGTCTTGATTGGCAGCTTTTTCAATCGCCTTTGCGGCGATGTAGGCGTCAGCCCACTCATCGAGCTCGTGCCGGTCGAACGCGACACCCTGTTTTCCGATGGGAAACTCGCGCACATTCGGGCGTACCGTTTTGTTGAATTCATCCCGGCACATGCCGAGATAGCCAGGTGCATCGCCGAACCGAATGAATCGCGGCAGGATGCTCGTGGCCTTGGCTGCTGTGGCATTCGCCATGGGCTACCTCCGTCCGGGGTCTATGCTGGGTTGAGTGGCGGGTACTTCGCCAGAACTTCGTCGGCAACCTTCATCGCGGCCTGGGCGTCGTTAACGTAGGCCGGATCGAAGCCGCCGCACAGATGGATGGTGGCTTGGCAGGCGTGCAGGTTCTCGCGGTTCAGCTTGAGCGCCGCCGTCAGCGCTTCGCGCGCTTCGCCCTCGGCCCGGCCAATTTCCCAGAACCGTTTCGCCCAATGCCCTTCCGGAGGCTCGTTTGAGTTCTGGTAACCGAACGCCATTGCGCCGGTGATGCTGTCGCACAAGTCGCGCTTGTAGATGTTGGCTCCGTCGATGCCCATTGGCACGCGGCGGAGGCAGCTAAGCACCTCATCCAGGCTAACGCCCAAGTCCTTGAACACGATATCGAGCCCAGGCTTGTCCTTGGTGTAGATGGTCAAACACAGCTTGGCACCCGGCCAAAGCTGCTCACTGATTCTTACCAGGGCGTCGTTGGCTACTTCATGAAATCGTTGAGTTGCAGACATAGCGATACCTCGCCCGCCGTACACCGGCAGGCATGTGGATAGAAGGGAAGGGGCGGCCGTCGTATGGGGGCAGATGGCTACCGCCGGTCAGGCGGTTATGGCCAATTGCAATGAAACAGCGAAGAGAGAGTCCTAGTTATCCCTTCGTCACGAGCAAAAATATGCTTGCTTCAGATATCCACTCGGAAAACAGCCAGGACCTGCTGAATGAGCTCAACCAAGCCACCTCAGAGCTGATGTCGATCGACAAGACCTCCTTTGGCGGTAGGCAGTGGCAGACGGCGCATCGTCGCCAGCAGGCTGCGTTCGGGGCCTGGCTCCGTTACATCAGAAAAGACCCGGTGTTCCAGAGCAGATCAAAGGACTCTGTAGTTAAGTTGGGCGCAGGGAGATAACAGCGGAGCTTTTGTGCATGTCGTCACCATTGGCCGCGCCCACCAGCAGACCGGGCCGTCATCGGTGTCATGAATCGCAAGGCAGAACCAGCCTTCGCCGTCCGGCCGGTCCGGCTCCCAGTAGCTGCAGTCCGGGTCGCCCGCTTCAAAGTAGCGATCAGATACCGTTTCGTCGCTTTGGTACTCCAGACTGACCATTAAGAGGGGTCGCAGGCTTGCCGCGTCTGTAACGGCATCGAGTTAGCCGTAAGACCGTCAAGATTCGTATTGCCGTTATCCGGCGCCCACCCTATGCTCGCGCGGAGGGTCAGGATTGCTCAGCAACTTGAGCATGACCCGTGGATATCGCGAGAGACAGTAGGAGTAGGTTCGCCTCGAGGTTCTCAAGGGATGGAAAACAACAGTGGCCTCAAGTGGCTCAGCAAGGACGTACCATTCATGCACGCTATTGCCCCCTACTGCATTCGGTTTTACAACCCTAATAGCACAGAAAAGAATGTAGAAGATCGATATGCTAAGTTGGACAAGCTAGGGTCTTTCGATGCATTTCAGCTCCTTGCGAACTTCGCCGATAAGCTAGATGATAAGTTTATAATAGTGGAGTCGACGAAACAGGTTTATAGATTTAAGGGAATGAAGGTTGATGCGGTAAAAAGACAGGTTGCTGGTTTTTTTGAAGTCGGTAGCTATGGTGTAAAAAATGACATTATAGATATAAAAACTGGAAATGTGGATTACAAAAAAACCCAAGAAAATGCCGAGATTATCCGCCACTACATTCGTTTCTTCCTGCCCGCAGGTTTCAATGAGGGTATAGCGTTGCTGCAAACCTTCAAGGGTGCGGGTGTCAAGACTCTCCTTCATGGGTTGTTGCGTGACCATTTTCTAAAGATCACCAAATTAAACTTTCAGCTGAACCCTTTAGCTTATAAAAAAGCTTTTCAAACTTGGGAGAAGGCAACAGCAAAAGAAATAAAGCTGACAAAGTTTGAAGGCATGAGTGATATCACAGATCAGATAAAGAAATTAGGGCATAAGGAGCAGCAGCTGATAATAAAGCCTCCCTCCAGCTCAACATTAGGTCTATTCAAGGATTACCTAAATCCCAACAGCAAAGAGTTCCAGGTTGTTGAGTTCTTGTCACCGATGTGCGCTCATGTAAAGCTAGTCGTGGAGCTAGACCGAAAGCGGCGCACGTTTACCATCGGGAGGCCCGTAGACGAGCAGGTTTGCGAAATCGCGATTGAAGAGGATGAAGTCGATTTTATAGCAGGAAACCCAGTCGCTAAGTCACTGCACAAGTGGGCACGTGAAATTCTTCAAGATCTCGCCGATTCGCTTTATCCTAAAATGGGAGTCAAAGTATGAGCAGCAAGATTAACGTCGGGGATATCGTCCTAGGCCATATTGCTACACTATCCGACCCCTCTGGAAATAGATCGATGGCAGACTATTTCACCTTTTTTTTGATACCCGGTTTAGTGTGCGCTCTGGGTTTATTGGCCGGTTACAATCTTAACAAAGATGTTTCATCCATGCTTGTTAACTTCGGCGCCATCTTCACCGCCTTGCTATTGTCTGTGTTGGTCCTGGTCCACGATCAAGAGAGTAAGCTAGCTTCAGCTGCGAAGGCTGATCCTTTACTGCAGCCCAAAAAGATACTACTGGGTCAGTTGTATTACAATATTTGTTTTTCTATACTCAGCTCGATAGTTTTAGTGGCACTTTGCTTTGTGCACTCTGTGATAATCAGGCTCAGCTGGGATTTCATGCTCGATGGGGAGCTAATACATTTTAGTTTTGCGAAATTTATTATCACGCCGGTGATAATTTTCGTCACTGCAAACTTGCTCCTTACGATCGTGATGATTGTGAAAAGAATGCATGCGATGTTGACTATCTGAGGGCTATAGGCCGTCAAATTTGGAACATATCCAGCTGATCGAGCATCTGATCAGTATTGTTTGGCGTTCTTTGCCGCTGCTCATACTCTATACGGCTTCTCGCGATGGCCAAGTATTCGACATCCAGCTCGCAGCCGATAAATCGAAACCCTTCTCTAATCGCGGCTTTTCCAGTGCTGCCGCTGCCCATGAAAGGATCCAGCGCCACGCCGTGAACTGGTGTGACCAGGCGCAGCAGATAGGCCATCAGCTCGGTGGGTTTAACAGTCGGGTGGTGGTTGCCGTTCCGCGCCGGCCAGTCCGCTTTCTCTCGCTCGCGCATGGTGGCTTCCTTCGCCACGGCAGGTTGATCACCGCTGCCCAACCCCTCGTTGCGATCAGCACGACTGGCCTTCGCGCAGTAGAAGAACCTCGCAGCGCTGCCGGCATCCAGCCGCCTGATACCCGGTCGCATCTGAAACCCGACGCCGCCGAAGTTGGCGCTGTTGGCTGAGGCTTCGTTACCGCGCCGCATCACACCGTATACATTCTGGTTTTTTCTGGACTCGGCACTGAGGCTCGTGTTTGCAAGCTGTCCCGGCGCATCTGGAAACGCCTCGAGTACTTCGTCGCTGCCATCGTGCATCAGGTTGGCGGGCCACCTCCCGAGCGCGGTTGCTTTATCCACGTTGGCGCGAGATTTATCAGCGTGCTTCTGCACGTGTTCTGGGTCATGCATCCACGGCCGCGACCATCCTTCTGGTTTGGACATCTTGCCCGTCTCATCGCCGCCGCCTAAACGCTCGCCGGTCGGCGAAACCCGGCAACGGTCTATGTGTATGGCGCCTGTTCCGAACGCTGCGACGTTGATCGCCACGGTGCCAATCAACGGCTTGCGTGCCATGGTGATCGGCTCAAGCGCCGGCTTCAGTGCGGTACCCCAGCCCTGATGTTCGCCGCTGAGGTTGTGAGACTTGGGAAAACCGGAGCCATAAACCCAAGCGATCATGTCGCGAATTTCAAACCCGGCGTCCTCGATGCGAACCGCCATGCGGTGTTGAGTGCGCGTCCCGGCGAAAGCCAGCAGATGGCCGCCTGGCTTGAGCACCCGAAGGCATTCGCTCCAGATCTCCACGCTGGGCACGTCGTAGTCCCACTTTTTGCCCATAAAGCGCAGCCCGTAGGGCGGGTCCGTCACAATGCTGTCGATGGAGTCGGCAGGCATGCCGCGCAGCATCTCAAGGCAATCGCCCAGGTATAGTTCGTATGTCATGGTTCGATTCCATGCGCTGGAGAAAATGGCCTACGCTTTACCGCTCCACAGGAAGGGATACGGTCATGAGCGAAGACAGGAGGTTTGCGATCGGACTGGCGCTGAAGGCTGTACTCAGCGCGGCGCATAAGCAGGGTCTGAATCTGGATGATCTATCGGAAGCGGCAGCTGATGAGCTGCTGCGATACCGAGCGTATGACGCAGAGCATGTCCCGATGGCCATTTCCGAAATCGAGGCGGCGGTTGATGCTCTACATGTCGACCGCTGATCGCCAACCTGGGGGCCTGGGAAAAACCTTTGTAACGGGCTCAAAGTCCACGGATTGTCACAGGGAGGTTCCATATGGCACCCATTACAGAGATCAACAGCAGACGTTGCCCCGAAGTAACCGCAGCTGCAGCGGAATTACGCCTTGCGCTTCACGCGGTACGGGAGCTTGTCAGGCAAGGAAACACAAGCGGAGAGGCCTGGAACCTAGCAGACCTCCGCCAGCATAAAGCCACCGTTGCCTGGCGAATAGCACTGCGGAAGGTGCGGGCTCCGATCTAAGTGCCGTACCTGTCGGATTACAACTACATCAACTGAAAGGATGCACGTTATGAGCGAAGACAGGGAAAGGGTTTTGCGGGTGGCGCTGAAGGCGGTGCTGGTTGCTGCGCAGGAATGCTGCGTTGATATCGACGAGCTCACGGAGCTGGCGATTCAGTCGATGTACGGCGAGCAGCTCTACAACCCCGCGGATGTGGCGGAAGCCTCAACTGCGATTGAAGTGGCGGCTGATGCGCTTCCGGCGATCCATTGATCAGGCAGCTTCAGATGCGGTTTCTGCTTCGGTCCAAGCCGGCAGAAACCCTTTCAAATCTTCACCGCGCATCGGCATGAGCACGCCCACAAAGCGCTCGATCAGGTCAAGACTATTGAACCGCACGATCACTGAGCCTTTGTCTTCGCCAGTTTCAAGGTGCATCCCGCCGCCTCCGAAACGCTTCTGCCCAGACAGCATCACGCCGATCTTGTTCAACACTTCCAGGTATTCGCCGTTAAAGCACGGATACGAACCCTCGAATTGCTGGCGTTTCTTTGGAATCACGCGGCGCCAGTTTGGAAATAAGCCGTCGACCAGGTCGGTTTTCTCAGTCAGGTGCGAGAATTTCCCGAACAGCTCTGGCTCGTCCGAGACTTCGGCCAGGCTGGTGATGAGCGAGAATTTTTCCGCAATCCAGAGCACCGCGGGTGGCTCGCCGTCCGGCCCTTTACGGGCGGCGCAGGCAGATAACATCCGCTTGGAGACGGTTCCGATGAGAACCGACTTGTGTTCAGGATGAATCCAACCGTCGGGGTCGTGGATGGCGCCCATGAAGTGACCATTTGTGGCGACGATGACGACGCCGCCGGCTGCATGGGGCTCAATCTGGACGGCGTTGAGGTAGTAGCGAACATCACCCTTGGCGGCGCACTGGTGGATGGCAGCGAAGTACTTCGGGTTGACGCGGGCGAGGTATTTCATGGTTTTCTCCATGGCATGCGCCGTCCTCCGATACGGGACGGTGGCGAATAGGATGGTGGTGGGCTATACGTGGTGACCGGCATGGGGCCGGTTAAGGAGTAGGCTTTGAATGACAATTTTGATAAGCGGATGTTTTGGCTAGGCGCCTTCGGAGTGCTAGCAATATGCGCCGTATTAGTTTCATACGTTGCTCAATTTTCCACTGGAATTTCCCCAAGCCAAGAGATTTGGGGGCAATTCGGCGATTTCTTTGGGGGGTTGCTGAATCCCCTAATTTCATTTGCTGCGTTGATAGGCTTGCTGGCCACTCTTCGCTCACAGAGAGTGGAGAGCGAGCGCTCAGATAATCGCCATATTGATACCGTCTTCGATTCCCGGCTATTTCAACTCCTTTCGCTGAGCCATACTGCGGCTGGGGCTGTTAGGGTTTATAGCCCCGGAGCTGGCGTTACGAAGTTATATGAAGGGCATCACGCGATCGGGTATTGCTGGGTGGCTCTTGACGAAAACTATTTTAGTGAAGTGGATCGAGGGGATTTCCAGAACATCTTTGAAGGTGCCCAAACGACGTTTAATCGCTGGAAACGCCTTTTCTGGCCCCCCATCGCTCATTACTTTGAATCAATAATGTTTTCGGTAGAATTCGCCCTTGCGAATGCGAAAGATGACGACCATAAATCTTTTTCGATCCGCGCAATCTGTGCGCAGATGACCTTAGAGGAACGATCCATTTTATTCTACGCACTATTATTCAGGGCCTCTGGGTCAAGGGTATCGATGACCATGCTTGCAGAGCTACTTGATCACGGATTTATGAATTTTGATCTAGATGACTGCATGCTGCCGTATCGCAAACAAATGATCGCCGATGCAATGGTTCATGGTCTGATCAATGATTCTCAGTAGCCTAATGCCTGCCCTAAAGGTTGTGGGGACCGCGCTCCGCCATTCCCGCATCTATTAACTGACGCGCTAGTTTCTCGGTGACGACAAAAGGTGACGTGTCAGGCTTCCGCAGTCGGCGGGCTTGCTCTTCGCGCGGCATCGACAAGAAAGACAGCGCAAGATCCTGCCACAGCTCTTGCACTTGGCTGTAACCGTGTTCAGCCATCGCAATGTTCATGCCTGATCTTACGCTCGCTGGAGCCTCGATCTTCAGCGTTTCGATGCCCATCTTTGCTTTGATTTCTGTCTGCCGCTCCCGGTACGCCGCCGAGTGTTTCGCGGCTGGTGTCTGGTCCATAGCGTGGGTCTCCAATCTGGTGCGCTGGCATGTCGAGCCAGGTCTGCCGCCTGCGCTGGTTGGCGCACTTGAATAGTCGCCGCATCATTTGGCTGCGGTGAAGTTGATGCCATGCTCTCGCGCAGTGAGTGCGACGGTGCGGGTATCGATGCCGATCTTCATGCCGATCTGGCGCGCATTCAGTCCTGCCTTTGCCAGCGCTCGAATCCGCGGTGCACGCTTGGCGCGCTTGGCCTTGAGCGTTTCCAGATGATTCGTGGTGCCCAGCAGCGGCGCGTTGGCGCTGACGCCTTGCTCGATGTGCGTGATCCTATTGCCGGTAGTAAGGAAGTGATCAATCTGGGCGCTGAGCTCGACGATCGCCTGCTTGTGTTCGTCCGGCACCGTCTCGCCGATCATTGCACCAACCTCAGGACAGGCTTGGCCTCAAGTTGCTGCGCGAAGTTCACAGCCTCTTTCCAAGTTTTGAACGTTTCCTGCAGGTTGCCGCTCGCCAGCTCGACAACGCTGTAAGAGTTGCGCGCTTTGCTCAGCACCTGGAAGCGCACCCTGCTGCCAGGCATTGCCCGGTCCGTGCGCTTGCTGAACTCGCCGCGTGCGGCGCTTGAACGCTGGAGCAAAACCCCCAGCTCGACGATACGGTCTTGAAATGCCTGATGCATGGCGATTCCTCTTGTGGTTGTGCGTGTACTCGTCAGCACTCTGGCCACCTGACACAGGCCGATTGGGCGCAGGGGAGAGTGCTGACGGGTAAACGCTGGGTGAAAAAAAGCCCCATCGACGCGGGGCTTTTCATATCGCTGGTTCACGAGGCCTCCCTACGTGAGCCGTGCTTGCCGGCGCCGCCTGTTGCGGTAGGCCAGGTCAATGTCATTTACATGGCTGCCAATCCTCCGTGTTGTGCGCGCCGGATGATGGCGGGCGCTCGCCGTGCTTGGGGTGCGATGCAGATTGCCGGTTAACCCGAGCCGCTACGTCTATTTGTTGATTGCCTCAGCTCCCGCTGGTCCGAGGCCACATCCGCTTTCATCCGCATCGGGCTACGATCTTCGAGGGCTAGCCCTCAACCTGCCGGATTCGATGCCCCGTGCTGGGCTGGCAGGTAACCGGTATGCACGTTCCGGCAAGATCGCACCCCGATGCGGCCTGGTGCTTGGGAGTACCAGGGCATCGGGCAGTTAACGTCAGGCTGACGCTGGCGCTGGTTGTCTATCTGCCGACGGCTTCCAATTCGGCGTGGCTTTCTTGCATGCGCTTTATGAGGTCCAGCCGTTCTTGCCCGTTTAAGTGCCGCGTTGCGAGGTACAACCCCTCGGCCAAATCGCCGGCAAACTTCATTGAGCCCGCGCTATGTTCAAGCTCGAGCGTAATGCGTTTGGCTGCATCCAAGGTCGACATGCTTTGTCAGTCGTAGCTGCTGCTGGAAGAGCTACTGTCGCTCGAGTAGCTGCACGAGCTATCGCTTGATGAGCTGCTCGAACCGTAATCGCTGCTGGTGTGGCTAGTTGTTGAGCAATGATCCGATGAGTTTTGAGGCGAGTTGTCGAACGTCGTAGTGAGGGGGCTGAATGGGCTCAGCGGGTTCAGCGGATTTGTCAGATCTAAGCTGTCGTCAGTGCTGGATCTTGCCGCGGTGCGAGATCTTGTAGTGGCTGAGCCCGGGGCCGACTTCAATGCCGCTTCACCATCATGCGTGAGACGGATAATCCCATTGCTGTCGATGTAGGCGAGGCCCTGCGTGCTCAGCTCACCCCAGATCGCAGGCCCAACCGGCTCGTGATCTTCATGGAAGTTAGCCAGTGTCGCGTTGCCGGCGGTGTTTTGAATGTATTGCAGAGCCTTGAGGTGGAAACTATTCATGGGGGGCTGCTCCGGTTGATTTCCCGTCTGGCCCTGTTTCCAAGGCCAATCGGTGAAATCCCGGCCTCGCTACTGGCGACAGGCCGGGATACAGCGTCAGCGGTGTGGTTGCATCTGGTTCCTAATCCCCGCTCACTGATTGCAGGTTTCGGTATCGTGGGTTGGCGGCGGGCTTCCCTGGTCACGTCAGCTCGATCAGCGTTGCTGGCGTGGTCATCGGGTACTTACAACATGCGACGTGCAGCCCTGTGCCCGGTTGGTTGTAGGCACATCGCATGAGGTCCGGCGCTCCTCATAGCCGAAGCTCGGAGCGCTAATTCAATTCGGTATCTCTCCCTTCTGCCGCTGGGATTCGCGGTTTGCGTTGCTTGCCCGGGTCATTCACGCGGTTCTGACGCTTCGTCATCGATCAGCCGTCCAGGGTTCTCCCTGTCGTTGGCAGGCTTTCCTCGTTCACCTGTCTGATCGCCGGTCGCCGGTAGAGGCAATGCGGTCTGTTGATTTGTTGCGGCTGGTTGTTAAAGAGCGGTTCGACTCGTGAGGGCCTGTTGGGGCTGCTTCGTCTCGATGGACAGACAATAAGCCAATGCCTAATGACTGTAAATAGGTAATGCCTAATAATTTTTTCATGCAGTCCTCTGCTTGTGAAATCGCGCCGGTTGGGTGTTACTTTTTTGGATCCCCTGCGATAAGCTCTGCCTACTGTATGTATATACAGCTTTCACTGAGGAGGATTTATGGCGCATCAGAACGACAGGAAAGAAGCGGTACCGAAGTCCATGAGTGGGATGGAGCGGCTATCGCTCCGCGTGTCGTCGATGATCAACCACCCGATCGCCCAGGAGCGGAGGGAGGTAAGGATTCATCGGCTGGATACGGACGGAGAGAGGGAGTGGAGCGAGATCGTGAGCGCGCTTTCAGAGGCGGATGGTATTGAGCTTGCGCACAATCACGAAGATGCGTCGATTACGTTGAGGTGGGAGCCGTCAGTGGATGAGGAAAGGCCCGCCCACGCCGCCGATCCCTTCGAGCCCGAAGAGCCGGCACCTTTCTGACGAGCACAAAAAAGCCCGCTCAAACTGGCGGGCTTCTTGGCTCAATTTTTTTGCTGGGCAGAGGGAGGGCTTTGTGGTGACGACGGCTGATCCTTACCGGCTTGCATTGCTGCCATGGTGGTCTGCATTGCGCCAAGCACGTTTGCTTGGTTGGCGAAGTATCCACCTACGAGAATCGCGACCACAGCCAGTAGTTGAACGATCACCGCAGCCCAGTAGTTAGATTTCACCGTAGCGGCCTGCTTAGCAGCTTCCTCGGCACCTTCCGCTGCTTTGGTAACCCGCTCCGCTAGCAGATCGTAGCGCTTGTCGCGTTCTGACTGCGCTGCGAGAAAGCCATCTATTTTTGACGACACAGACTCAACGCGAGCGTCCATTTTTACCTCAATGGTCTCGATCTTGGCGTTGAATTCTTCGCGGGTTATGTCATTCATCTTTTTAGTATGGACATCGCCAGCAGATCTGTCACTAACCGAGCCTTCGTGAAGTCCTTTGAACCATGCAGGGTGATCACTCGGCATTTTTGAACTCCCACGCCACGAAGTGGGTAATCCTAGCCCAGGCAAACGACCGCAAATTTCCACAGTTTGCGCAGGTTATGACAAGCACTGGGTTCAGCACGCCGCGAGTCATTGGTTCCTCCCATCCCGAGACCTTCAAGTCTGGAATTGTGAACCAGTCGTCTACACCGCAAGCCTCACAAGGTCGATTGTTGATGTGTGTCAGAAAGGCGTGTACGGCCTCATCCGTCAAAGACTCGATTTCTTTAGCCAGACTTTCCGGCGATTGGAATGACTCGTCCAAACCCTAATACCTTTTGTTGGGTAACGAAACTACACCAAATTGCCGTTCCAAACGAACAGCACTCGCGCTTGAATGTATGTCTCGTCGATGAAGATGTCCTCGGCCTTATGCTTACGGTTGTCCGAGATCATCTTGAATTTGTCCTTGCCCTTCATCTGCAGGCGCTTGATGTACTGGAAGCCGCCGTACGAGAAGTAGTAGATCCCGTCGCCGATGAATTCCTTGATGCTGATGTCGACCAGGCACGGATCGCCGTGCTTGATCGTGGGCGTCATCGACTGACCCCAGCCGGTGATGACCTTCAGGTTGTAGTGTTCCTTGAACTCGACACCCATCGAGCGCAGATGGGAGGGGCTGATGCGAATGTCCTGAAGCAATTCAGGGAAGTCATGAGCCACTTCACCATCGCCCAGCGCGCCGCGCACGTCGTAGTGGGCAATCCAGACCTCATCTCCGACTTTGCCTGGCCTATAAGCGTCGTTCACCAGGACGCTGACAGTCCCCTCTGGCTCACTGCCCTCGGCAATCGCCAAAATCCTCTGCAGACGATCCTCTCCCAGAGTTTTGCCCGCCAGCATTTCGCGAACCTTGTCCGATGCAGATGCCGATTCGGCAGAACCATTCGCGTGCACCGTCAACCCAGAGTTCTCTGAAGGCTCGTCAGTTACGTTCGAGTAAGAAAAGCCCGGGCGCAAACCCCAGTGCTCTGGCCCAACCACATCCGAAAAATAGGCGATAACGTCCATCAGCTTCGACTTGTCGATCCTGCCGTTATTTACCCAGCCCTGTATCGACGGAGGCTTCACTGAGAAGTCGTCTGCGAGTTTCTTCTTTGATACGCCCTTGGCGATCCGCGCGGCCTCGATGGCGGCGCCTAAATCCGGTCCGGTAAGCATTGCCTAATGTAGCCTTTCGATTGGTTGGTTAGGCAATGGCTTGTGTTGCGATAAGGTAATGCCTTATATTCGCAGCGCAATCTCCAGGAGAGAACTCAATGAACTCAGCAGAAGCAGCCAAAAAAGCATCCCGCTTGCTCGGCAGCCAAGCGGAAATGGCGCGCCAACTGCGGGTCACTGCGCCCACCGTCAACCAGTGGTGTTCCGGAGAGCGCGCCGTTCCTGCCAAGCGCGCCATCGAAATCGAGGCGCTCACCAGAGGCGCAGTAGATCGCGCCGAGCTTTGCCCATCTTTTCCATGGGCGCAGATCCAGCCTTCATCAAGCCAAGCACTTTCTGTCGCCTAACCACGCCACCAGGGTGGTGGTTGTTGATTGGTGGAAACATCTTGCAACGAGTGATGGCACCCAGCCACTGAAACAAATTTGAGGTTTTACGAATGGAAGATTTCTTGCGGGCTTGCCACACGACGGTGAAAGAGAGCGGAGCCGAGGAGCTCGCCGGGAAGATGTGTCTTGCCCATGTGAGCCTGCTGCAGCGCTCAAACCCGGACAACGCAGCACACCACCTCACCATCGAGCACCTCTTCGGGATTCTGCTGCACACCCAGGACATGCGTCCTCTTCTGGCGCTGGCGGCCGGGTTCAACTTCGACTTGGTGGCGAAGGACCAGCCGATTCCGATCGATGTTCATCAAGCGCTGAGTCACGTTGCCCTAGAGATCTCCGAAGTCACTGTCGAGACGCATCGGGCCATGGCTGATGGTCGAGTGGACCAGGTTGAGCGCGCGCGAATCATGCGCGAGATCGTTGAGGCACAGAAAGCCCTCGACGTTCTGAAGGCGTCACTAAAGGCAGCCTAAATCGCAGGCATAAAAAAGCCGGGATTGCGGCCCGGCTTCTTCAACAACACTTGTGAGGTCCGATTATGCACACCACGAATACCCAAAGCAATAGGGCCACTGATTCGTCAGTTTTACCAATGCGGCAGAGCATGACGCGTCAGTCCATGTCGTCGCGTGAGATATCTGACCTGCTCAATTCGCGTCACGACAAGGTCAAGCAATCCATCGAACGCCTTGTTCAGCGCGGCACCATCGTCCAACCCCCAGTGGGGGACGAACAGACCAAAGACTCGCTGGGCCGTCCGCGTACCGAATCCGTTTACCACCTGTGCAAGCGGGACAGCTTCGTAGTCGTGGCCCAGCTCAGCCCAGAGTTCACCGCTCGGCTCGTTGACCGCTGGCAGGAGCTGGAAGATCAGGCCGAAGGCCGTCTCTACATCCCGGCCAACTATGCCGAGGCGCTTCAGGTGGCAGCTGATCAGGCTAAGGAAAGCCAGCGCCTCCAGATGCTGGTTGCCCATCAGGCCCCCAAGGTCGCCGCAATCAATCGCCTTGCGGCCGCCGGCGGCTCGATCTGCATCAGCGATGCTGCGAAGCATCTGCAGGTTTCCCCGAACCAGCTTTTCGCCTGGCTTGAAGCCCATCGCTGGATCTTCCATCGCGGTGGCTCCAAGCGCTGGACCGCCTATCAGCCCCGGATTACCAAAGGCTTGATGGTCCACAAGGTGACAGAACTCAAGCCCGACGCTGAGACCGGTGCCGATCGCGCTGCATACCAACCTCTCATAACACCGAAAGGCCTGACCTATCTGGCCGAAAAAAACATCGGAGCGACGCAGTGAGTGTTCAAGCAATGTCATGGGCTCTCGCTCTGCCGAAGGCTTCCCTCGAAAACCCTGCTGCCCGTCACGTGCTGCTGTGCTTGGCGAACTATGCCGGTAGCGACGGCCGTGGGGCCTTTCCGTCTGCGCTGACCTTGTCAGACGACACCGGTCTTTCCGAGCGCACCGTCCGCTTGAAACTGGATGAACTGGAGAAGGCGGGCTTCATCACCGAGGGCAATCAGGCCATTGCTGCCGCGTACATCGAGCGCCGCGACCGCCGCCCAGTCGTGTACGACCTCCAGCTTGAACGGGGTGCAAATGCTGCACCCCGTAAAGAACGGGGTGCAGATAACCGCACGGGGTGCAGCTCACAGCAGAACGGGGTGCAGGAAAACGCAGAACGGGGTGCAGCAGCTGCACCCAATACACCACTTAACCATCAAGGAACCGAAGAGCAGCTGCAGCAGCGCGATTTGGCCGCTGAGCTTGCCGAGCAAGACCGAGCCGTCGCCCTTTGCCCAGCGCCAAACCAGCGCTTCGCCATGTTCGCTGCTTGGGAGCCAAACGCCAAAGCCTTGGCCGACCAGATCGCAATCGCCGGCATCCCCGCCGATTCAGTGCCAGATGCGGCAGTTCGATCGTTCAAGGGCTTCTATGCTGCCCGGACAGGCACCGTCGATTCGGCGCATGGCTGGTGTTATCGCCTAGTGCAGTGGGTCAAGCGTGAGCGAGTCAAGGCGGCAGGCCAAGGCCAGGCGCCAGATTTCGACGACACCAGCTGGGCTGAAAATCTGGGAGGTCTGTGATGAAGTCCGTCGCGAGCATCATGCAGAAACTGCCGAACGTTCCATCTGCCGAGTCCGCGCCGCTCACGATCGACGCGGGCACCGTCCACGTGATCAATCAGCTGTTCCGTGAGCTGAAGGCGATCTTCCCAGCGTGGAAGCAGGCCTGGCCTGACAAGGAAGACATCGGCGCGGCGAAGGCCACCTGGGTCAAAGCTTTCATGGCTGAGAACATCACTCGCATCGAGCAGATCCGTTTCGGCATCGAGCAGTGCCGCAAGCTGGGCTCGGACTTCGCACCGAGCGTTGGCAAGTTCATCAAGCTGTGCCAGCCAACGCCGGAAATGCTCGGCATCCCACCGCTAGAGAAGGCTTTCCGCGAGGCCTGCCGCAACGCTCACCCATCCATGGCCGGGCAGGGCAAATGGTCGCATCAGGCTGTCTGGCATACGGCGAAAGAGTGCGGTTTCGAACCGCTCAACCGCCTGGAATCCTCGCTCGCCATGAAGCTGTTCGAGCGCAACTACATGATCACCGTCCGCCGCATGATCGAGGGTTTCCCATTGCAGGCAATGCCGTTGGCCCTGCCAGCTCGGGCCGAAGCCCGGCGCACTCCCGATATCGGAAACAAGGCCTTGGCCGAACTGCGCGCACGCCGCGCCGGAGCGTCAGCATGAGCGATTCCAGACTTGCCGCGCCTGATCCCGCGGCGTTCCGTTACGCGGTCTACGCGTGCTCCTCGAAGATCGACCTTTCCATCCCGCCGGATCCTGCGGTAGCGCTGTTCGATCACAAGGGCATCGCCGAGTCTTTCGGGCGGCGGATGTGGCCCAGCACCTTTGAAGTCGTTGACCTGACGGAGACCGCACGATGAGAAAGATCAATGCATTCGCCAATGTCGTCAGGTGCTTCATCGCTTTCATGGGGGCCGGCTATGACGGGTCGGTACCTCCAGTTGAATCTCAGTTCGGGGCGTGGATGTGATGACTAAGCAGACGAAGTTCACCAAGGCCGCGCGCGGCCGCGACTGCCAGATCCGTGTGCCGGGCGTGTGCAACGGCAACCCAGAAACCACCGTGCTGGCTCACCTGCGAATGGCCGGCACGCGCTGCGGCACCGGCCTGAAGCCGCACGACCTGCAGGCCGCTTGGGCGTGCTCTGCCTGTCACGACGCCGTAGATGCGCGTCGCAACACCGAGTTCAGCCGGGAACAACTCCGCACGATGCACATGGAAGGCATGGTGCGAACGATCGACATTCTGGTGAGCGAAGGGAAGGTGCCAGCTTGAACAACCCAGCAATGATGTTCGGCGGGATTCCAGTGATCATTTCCGAGCACCTTCCGGCTACGAAAACGATCAAGTGGCGTACCGAGCGCAAGTGGTGCCACTGGAAGAGCCGGCCCGAGCTTCGGTATCGCACCAACGCCAAGCAGGTGCCATGCGAGACGCTGCTGATGTTCAACGGAAAGGCGGTCATGTCCTTGGCCAGTTGGGCAAAGATCGAATTGGAGCTTGCTGCACGGGGTTTTGAGGCCGAATTCTATAGGGGAAAGCCATGAACTGGTCGCAACTCAAAACACTGCTGAACACTACCAAGGTTCTGCATGACGGGCGCGGCGGCTTCGCTTTCACTCCGCTGCGCGGTTCGGCGAAATGAGGCTGTTCAAGCAGAAGGCTACCCGCGCGAAGCAGGTCGACCGCGAAGGCTTGGAGCAGGCTGCGCTGATAAAAGAACTCGAATTGCGTCTGCCTGCCGTCGCTGCGTTGATCTATCACGTCCCCAACGGCGGCCACCGACACAAGCTCGTCGCCATCAAGCTGAAAGGGCAGGGCGTCAAAGCGGGCGTGCCCGATCTGGTGCTGCCGATGGCGCGCGGCGGTTACTTCGGCCTCTACCTCGAGTTCAAGGCGACTGCGCCGAATGACGCGGCGGTATCGGCCAGCCAGCACGCGTGGATCCGCCGGCTCAACGATCAGGGGTATCTGGCGATCGTGTGCCGTGGCCACTTCGACGCGATGGAGCAGATCCGCGCTTACCTCAAACTTCCCCAAACGGTGCCAGCGGCATGAGCACGGGTGAATCGATTGTATATCTGGTGATCATCACTGCGTGGGTGTGCGGCATTGCAGTCGCCAAGGGCTTCTGGCTGACGCTTGGCTGCGTGACGATTCCGCCGTTGAGCTGGGTCGTGCTGGCGCAGCATCTGATGGGGCTGGCTGCATGAGTAAGACTCGCGCCGTGAAGCTCAGCGATGCAGAGATCCGCCGGCAGGCGGCCGACGTTGCCGTGCACGACCTTCGCGACCCTCGTCACCCGGGCCTCTACCTGCGATTCGGCAAAGATCGGCAGCGCGGCTCCTGGTATCTGGTCAAGGGCAAGGCATGGAAGCACCTCGCGCGCTGGCCCGAACTGAGTGCGGCCGCCATCGTTGCGGAGTTGCCTGCCCTCCGGCAGCGCCTGCTTCACGATCCAGAAGCCGCCGTAGCGGTGGGGCAGTTCGCCACGTGTGGACAACTGATCGAATGGTACGGCGAGCGCATGAGCCTGGACCGTTCGCTGTCGGCGAAGCGCAAGGCCGGCGCCAAGTCAGCCATCAAGTGCCACTTGAAGCCCAGGCTGGAGCACGTCCCCCTGCGTAACCTGACCGCCGCCGTGTTGGACCGTGAGCTGATGTGGCCATGCCAGCAAGAGCTGTCGTTGTCGTACGTGCATCAGTTATTCGTGCTGCTGGTGGTAGCGTTCCTGCAGGCCTCGAAGCTGGGCCTGATCGACAAAAACCCGATGGCCGAGATGAAGTTCGTGGACTTCACGAAGGCTCGCATCATGCCCAAGGCTGCACGGTTGCGCGGCGGGCACCTGGCGGAAGTGGTGCCCATGCTGGCCGGCCTGTTCGAGAGCCAGCCCGGCGAGTCCATGTTGGCGCTGATGATGCTGTGTCACGGCACCCGGGTCGGTGAAACCAGAATGGCGCGCTGGTCGGACATCTCCATCCCGGACGGCGAGTGGTTTATCCCGGCCGAGAACACCAAGACCCGGACCGAGCACCGTGTGCCGTTGACCGCTCAGGCCAAGGCGCTGCTGAGCCGGTACCGGGCAAACCAGCTGGCTCGCGGTTACGAGGGCATCTACCTGTTCCCGTCACGCCGCGGCCGTGTGCTAAGCGAGGGGCAGGCGAGCGCGGTGTTCACCCGCATCGGCCAAGGTGAGTGGACCAGTCACGACCTGCGCAAGGTTGCCCGCACAGCGTGGACAGACCTCGGCATCGACGGGCACATCGGCGAGATGCTGCTCAACCATTCGCTGGGCAAGATCGCGAGCACTTACATCAACACGCAGGCCCGGGCACAGCGTCTGGTGGCGCTGGAGAAGTGGCACAACTGGTTAGACGGGCGCGGCCTGAACGCGATTCACAACCTGACAGACACCCAATATGAAGATTCGCAAAACCCCGCGCAAGCCACGAACGGCGAGGGCTGCGAGCCTGTTTCCAACATTGTGAATGGCGAGGTTTCAAAAGCGTGAAAAAGAGCCATGGCCCTGCCTTCCGCAAAGAATTGAAACCGCTGATGGAGTGCGGCACCTGTCGCGGCGCCGGCGTCGTCAGCGGGGTTTTCCATCAGCTTGATTGCACTGCCTGCCATGGCTCGGGATGGGTCTGCCAGTCAACCGGTGACGCGCTGCCACTGGAAGACCTGGTGCCGCAACTGAACATGAAGCTGCGCAACGTCACCGCCGAACTCAACCGGGCGCGACACCGCCAGAGTGGTGCGCACGCACAATACGAACAGAACAACCGCCGCGGCGCCGGCGGCTCGAACTACACAGGGGACTGAGCGATGGGCATCTATAAAGACGTGATGGGCACGCTGGTCCGTGTACTGGCCGCCGACAATATCGACAACAGCACCAAGCAGTCCTGGCAAAAGTTGATCGATGCTGATCTTCGACAGGGCGGCACCGGCAGTTCCATATCGGTCCGCGACAAGTTCGACTATGACTGCTGCCTTTACGCACTGCTGCACCGCCACCTTGATGCGGCGCACTGGGACGTGTTGGTGGCGAAATATTCAACGCACAAGGCCAACAAGGTGGGAGCGATTGGACGTCTTTCTACCCGCATTGGATCACCGGCACCGAGGCTCTTTATATATAAAGCGCTCACCGCCTGGGCCATTCCCCAACTAAAAGGCCTTCAGACGGGCAAGCGCTCCACCGACATGATCGTGCTGCCCGCCGAGTTCTACGACATGAATTCGTGGGATCCGGACGCCAACCCAGAGCGTACCCGTTACCGCTGGAGGGATGGGATCAAGAAGCGCTTAGAGGCGCTGGAAGAGGCGGCGGTGATCCATGCAACGGAGATATTCGACCTCGAAGAAATCTTCATCGACGCCGCTTGACCAAGTGGCGGAATGGCCGTAAATTAGCCCCATCATGTCGATCTTACGCGTTATGAGAGAGACAGCAAAAGCCCTGCCATTGAGCGGGGCTTTTTATTGACTGCCATAAATGACAAAGCCCCGACATGATCGGGGCTTTTTCGTTTGCTCGGAAAAGAGAGGGCGACTCCAGAGGGTGCGCTAACACCCTAAGGAGACGCCAGATCGCAGCGTATACCTGCAAGCCAGCCAAGGCCCTCACTGCTCGCGCGAGCGGGGCGGAGCCTAGCAGAAACCTAAAGGCTTTGCAGAATGTTGAAAGATTGCAGATGTGGAAAGTGCAAAAGACTTCTCGCCCGTATCGGTGAGATGACGGAGCTCCAGATCAAATGTTCCCGGTGCGGGACGTTGAATCATGTGAGGGCCACGAGCCCCGAGCTATCGCCTTTGAGCGACATGAATGCGGAATCCTCCGCGAAAAATCATTCGACTCAATAGGTATCAACATGCAAAACGTAAAAGTAGGCAAGCACTTCGTAACTGTGTTCCCAACCACTTTCCCTAACAGTGTTGCGCAGATCGTAGATCCTGCCACCAACACCGATGGGGTCCATCTTCAGACTGCGACTCTCGTAACCGCAGGCGGGACGCTGAACCTGTACACCGGCAAGGTCGCTCCAACTCGTATTGGCGATCCTGTTGCTGCAGGTATCTTCGGCGGTGTGGATGGTGGCAACAACCGCCAGTACCAGCTGTCGTACCCGCTGTTCATTCCTGCTGGTTATGGCCTGTGGGCGTCTGCCAACACCGCAGGTGCAGCAATCGCGCTGACTTGGGACTTCGTGTCCTGAAAATCTGTTAGCCGATCAGAAATGAGCGGCTAACGATTAGCCCCGGCCTGCGCCGGGGCTTCCCAATTTCTCAGTCAGCCCAAAAGCAGAGTGCTTGGACTGGCTCATTCGTAAAGCTCATATCCCCCCTCGGTACCTCTGCCAACAAGTTCAGCGAGGGCCTTATTCGTACCCGGAGAAAAAATGGACCCAACCGACCTCGGCCCAGGCACAGCTACCTGGCTGGGCGGAACTGGGACTGTCTTACTCGGGGGCTTCCTTTGGCTGAAGAGATTTCTCGCCAAGGAAGCGACCGAACGGGCGATGGACAACGCCGATATCGGCACCGTTCGCCGTCTCAACGAGCTGCTGGATAGCGAACGGACACGCGCGAACGCTGCTGAGGCTCGAGCGGATCAGTTCGCCAAAGAACGCAATGAACTCGCGGCGGCAGTAGGTCGGATGGAAGGGAAGGTGGAAGCCCTAACCAGCCAGATCGCGCAACTCACTGACAAGGTAACCAGCTCAAGCGCAGAGATCGCGCGGCTACGGGCCCAGATCGGAGGCGCCACCTGATGCACAGAATCGCAATGGAGTTTGTCGCTCGCCAGTGGTGGCGACATGCGCAAGTCTGGCTGATCGCCATTCTCCTTATCGCAGGCGGGTCGGTTCTGGGCTTCCAGGCCGCTCAGTGGGCTCTGGCCAGCTACTACACGAAGCAGGTCGCAGAAGTGCGGCGTGCTTACGACGAGGCAATGGGGCAGCGAGACCTGCGCTTGAACACGCTTGCCGAGAAGGCGGGCAAGGCAGCAGAGAAAGTCGAGGCCGCCGCGAGCACTGCAACTCAAGCGGCCGGCGTTGCCAGCAAGGCCGCTGACAAGGTCAACGAAGCAGTTGACCGAGTGACCCCCTAATGGGCGTGCTCAAGCTGGTTCCGGTTTGGGCATGGCTGCTGCTGGGTCTGATAGCGGCGACCGGCTACTTGGTATTCCGGTTGGATCATGCCAAGACATCACTGGATCAAGCCAAGACAACATTGGCCGCCGTGACAGGCGAGCGTGACGTCGCCACCGCCCGCGCTGCATCGATCGGCAAGACGCTGAGCCTGCAACGCCAACTCACTGAAGATTCGAACAAGGCGACAGACCATGCTACCGAACAGGCTGAACACATTACGGCTGCCGTTGCTGTTGCTGATGACCGCGCTCGCAGCCTGCAGCAACAAGTCACCGATCTGCTTGCCAACCGAAAGCGTTGTCCTTCCGACCTTGCCAGCACAGGCAAGACAAGAGACGACCTCGCCGTTGTGCTCGCCGAACTGCGTCGAAGTGCTGACGAAGAAGCGGGAAGCTTGGCAGAAGCGCTTGACCGAAGCCGACTAGCTGGTCAGCTGTGCGAGGCAATGTACTCCGCAGCAATGAAGGCGAGATGAAGAAGTCCTGGTACGTGACCGTGCCGGGCTACCCACCATTCCCCATGATCATGCCGGAAGACCATGACCACGCTGGTGCCTTGGCATTCGCGCGCTGCAAGTGGCCGACCTGCACAGTGGAGTAAGACATGACAGACGGCAACCAACTGAAAGTGGTAACGATCAAGCCGGGTCCTGCCTCAGCTGGCGGAATGGCGCACCACACCAAAGGCACCAAGGTAATCCTGTCTGATGGCAGCGAGCTCAGCGGTGTCACTCGCATCACTTTGCACGCCGAGCCCAACGACGTATGGAAGGCAGTCATTGAGGTCTATCCGGAAAGCGTGCAGGTCGTTGCGGCCGAAGCCACCACATGCGTGGTTGAGGTTACGGCGCTGACTGATGAGCAGCGCCGTTATGCGATGGGCCAGAACACCGAGGGCTGCTCTGAGATGCCAAGTGAAGGCATTGTCCTGCTTGAAGTGGGTGAGCAGGTAGACCCTCTTGGCCTGTAGTGGATGCGCCGCGCGGCGCGCGTGGATCAACAAGTGGTCGAAGGTGGCATATGAACGAGCAGCTGATCTCCTTGCTGGAAAGAGTAACGGCGGCACAGGAAGCGCAGGCAACCGCGATGCAGACGATAGCGGATCGCCTCGACCTGCTGATCCAAGCGATGGCCGAGGGTGAGCCTGAAGATCCTGACGCCCAACCTCTCAGGTACATGGACGGCACACCATGCCGCTGAGATCGCAGAAGCCATGCAACGCCCAGGGCTGCAACACGCTGACCCGCAACCCCCGTTACTGTGATGTCCACAAAGACGTCGGCAAGCAGTTCGAGGTGAAGCAGCGTGAGAAGCAGCGCGAGACCAGCAGCCACCGCGGTTACAGCTACAAGTGGCAGCAGGCTCGCAAGTCTTATCTGGCGAAGCACCCGCTGTGCGCTGAGTGCGAGCGGCAGGGATTAGTAGTGGAAGCTACCGATCTAGACCACATCGTGCCGCACGGCGGCGACAAGGAAGCGTTCTGGGTTCGCTCTAACTGGCAAGGCCTGTGTCACCCATGCCACAGCCGCAAAACGGCGGCGGAGGACGGCGGATGGGGCAACGCAAGGGCGCCTGGTGGCCGTGGCGCGTGAATGAGATCGATTCTCGTGAAATTTCACCGAAATTGGCGGAAATGAGAAATATTCGCATTTTCAGGGGTGGGGAGGGTCAAAAGTCTGGGGCCTTTCGCTTCTAGACCGCGCCCTCAGTCGTTTTTTTACACCCGCGAAATTAAAAATTCAGGAGTTGCGCGATGGGAGGCACCGCCACGGTCGCCGGCCGTGGTCGCAAACCCAAGCCAACGGCCAAGAAAGCACTGGCCGGAAACCCGGGCAAGCGTGCGCTGAACACCGCTGAGCCCCAGTTTTCCAAGATCACCCAGATCGACCCACCAGAGTGGTTCAGCCCTCGGGCGGCCACCATGTGGAACATGATTGTTCCGGAGCTGTTGCGCGAGAACGTCGTCGCGATCACCGATCTGCATAACGTCGAAGCCTTTTGCAGCGCCTATGACAACTGGCGCATGGCGCAGGAGTCGATCAAGGCGCACGGCATTGTGGTGACCGGGGCCACCGGCGGCCCGATGAAGAATCCGGCCCTGACCGCGGCCAACGAAACGATGCGCCAGATGGTGACGTTCGGATCAATGCTTGGCCTGGACCCGGCGAGCCGCACACGCTTGATCGGTGGCAATAAAGAAAAGGAAACCAACGAGTTCGCCAAATTACTGAGTAGCTGATGGCCAAATCCGCCCACCCTAACGTCGATAAGGCGATGGCGTGGGGTCGGTCATTGCTTCGCGGAAAGGTGCCAGCCTGTCGTTACATCCACCAGGCCGTGCAGCGCCACTTCGACGACGTCGGTGCGAGCCGCAAGCGTGGGTTCCGGTTCAAGTTTGATCCCGCGAAGGCTGAAAAGAAGCTGAAGCTGATGCAGCTCCTGCCGCACACGAAGGGCGAGTGGGCTTTTAAGCGTCAGCTGATCACCCTTGAACCTTGGCAGCTTTTCGGCCTGGCCGTCACGTTTGGCTGGGTCAAGAAGAAAGGCGGGCACCGCCGGTTCCGTGAGAGCTATTGGGAAGTGCCCCGCAAGAACGGGAAGTCCGTAGTTGCGGGCGGCGTTGGTATCAGCATGTTTGTGGCCGACGGAGAGTTCGGTGCCGAGGTGTATGCCGGCGCGACTACTGAAAAGCAGGCATGGGAGGTTTTCCGGCCCGCGAAGCTGATGGTCAGCAAGTCGCCTATGCTGATTCAAGCTGCCGGCATCGAGGTCAACGCCTCGAACATGAACATTCCGTCCGACTTCAGCCGCTTCGAGCCGCTGATCGGCGATCCCGGTGACGGTGCTTCACCGAGCTGCGCGATCGTCGACGAATATCACGAGCATCGGACCTCCGCCCAGTACGACACCATGCTGACGGGGATGGGCGCGCGGCGTCAGCCGCTGATGTTCATCATCACCACCGCCGGCGCCGATATCGAAGGGCCTTGCTACGACAAGCGCCGCCAGGTCGTGGAAATGCTGGCCGGCACCGTCCCCGACGAGGAGCTGTTCGGCTGGATATGGACGCTCGACGAGGGGGATGACTGGACCGACCCGAAGATGCTGGCGAAGGCCAATCCGAATCACGGCGTTTCGGTGTTCCAGGAGTACTTGGAGAGCCAGCAGGCGAGGGCCATTCGGTCAGCGCGATTTGCCAACACGTTCAAAACCAAGCATCTCAACCTGTGGGTCAGTGCGAAATCCGGCTTTTTCAACATGCAAAGCTGGAAGGCCTGCGAAGACGCGACGCTGACGCTCGAACAATTCGAGGGGCAGGAGTGGATTGCCGGTTTCGACTTGGCGCGCAAGCTGGACATGAACTCAAGGGCTCGCCTGTTTTGGCGGGTTATCGACGGCAAGACCCACTATTACTGCATTGCTCCGAAATTCTGGGTGCCTTACGACACTGCGTACAACACCGATAACAAGCGAATGTCGGAACGCTTCCAGGCTTGGATCAACTCGGGGCATTTGGAAGTCACCGACGGCGCGGAGATTGATTACCGCGAGATCCTCGAGGACACCAAAGAGGCCAATCACCAGGCGCCGCTCAGGGAATCGCCAATTGACCCGCACGGTGCAACAGGCCTGAGCCACGACCTGGACGATGAAGGGTTTAACCCCATCACGATCACGCAGAACTACACCAACATGTCCGACCCGATGAAGGAACTCGAGGCCGCGATCGAGTCTGGCCGCTTCCATCACGACGGGAACCCGATCATGACCTGGTGTATCGCCAACGTTATTGGCAAGAACATGCCCGGTAACGATGACGTGGTGCGTCCGATCAAGCAGGGCGACGACAACAAGATTGACGGGGCGGTGGCGCTGATCATGACGATCGGCCGGGTGCTTGTAGATGCGGCGCAGAACACCACCGAATCTTTCATGGACTCAATCCGGAATCCAATAATCGCATGAGCCTGCCACTGATTTTTTTCATCCTGACGGCGTTGGCAGGTTTCGGTCTGCTCGTCGGAGGGGTTTTTATCCTGTTCGGTATCGGGTGGGCGCTCATTGCAGCGGCTGCTTCAATGTTTCTGATTTCCGGCTTCATTCAAAAAGGTCTAGCAGGTGAATAAATCTCTCTCGCTGGTCCTCGGCAGGTCTGCGGCCAAGCCGATCAGGTCGCTCGGCGACTGGACGGGAAAAGCCATCCGCCTGAGTGACGGTGGGTTCTGGGGCTCATTCCTCGGAAACCAGTCCAGTTCCGGCAAATCGGTGAATGCCGACAACGTCATGCGCCTGTCCACCGTTTGGGCCTGCGTTCGGATCATTTCCACCTCTGTCGCTGGCTTGCCTCTGGGCGTATTCCGGCGCAAGGCCGATGGCGATCGTGAGGACGCGCGAGATTTCTCGCTGTACGACGTCATCCACAGCAGCCCCAATGAGGACATGACTGCGTTCCAGTTCTGGCAGGCGGTGGTGTCTTCGATGCTGCTCTGGGGTAACGCGTATTGCGAAATTCACCGATCAGGCGGCCGGGTCATTGCTTTGGACTTCCTCCTGCCTTCCCGGGTAGATCTGGACGTCGATGATGACGGGCGGCTGGAGTACTGGTACCGGCCCCGCAAAGGGCCTCGCCGCCAGATTGCCCGCGGCGACATGCTGCATATCCCTGCCTTCAGCATCGATGGGCGGGTGGGAATGTCCGCGATCCGGTTCGGCTCCGAAGTTTTTGGCGCGGCCATGTCCGCCGACGACGCTGCAAACGGCACGTTCAAAAATGGTCTGCTTCCGACCGTAGCTTTCAGTGTTGACCGGGTGCTCAACCCTGCACAGCGATCAGAGTTCAGGGAATACGTAAAAACGGTATCCGGCGCAATGAATGCCGGGAAGTCGCCGGTGCTTGAACAGGGCGTGAAGGCTGAAACTATCGGCATCAATCCGGTTGATGCACAGCTGCTGGAGTCGCGTGGGCACAGCATCGAGGAAATCTGCCGCTGGTTCGGCGTGCCGCCTTGGATGGTGGGAAAAACCGACGCGGGCAGTAACTGGGGCACCGGTCTTGAGCAGCAGATGATCGCGTTCCTGACCTTCTGCATCAGTTCGATCACGAGCCAGATTCAGCAGTGCGTCAACAAGCGCCTGCTCACTCCCGTTGACCGGCGCACCTACTACACGGAATTTTCTTTGGAAGCCTTTTTGAAAGCCGACAGTGCGGGCCGTGCGGAGTGGTACAGCAAGATGACCCAGAACGGGATCATGACCCGTGACGAATGCCGCGTGAAGGAGAATCTCCCACGCCACGGCGGCAACGCGTCGGTGCTCACCGTTCAAACCAACCTCGCGCCAATCGACAAGCTCGGGCAGTCCACCGACGGGCAAGCCGCTCAAAATGCTTTGAAAAACTGGCTCGGCCAGGCTCAGGAGTAACCATGTCATTGAATGTAAATGCTCGCAGTTTCAACTGTGAGCTGAGCCCGCGTGCGCTTGATTTGTGGAACCCGGATCTGCGCGCCGCGCTGGAAGCCGGCACCGATACAATCACCATGTACGGGATCATCGGCGAAGACTGGTATGGGGATGGCGTCACGCTCAAGCGCGTCGACGCTGCACTGCGCGCCATCGGCGACAAACCGGTCACCGTTTATATCAACTCCCCGGGCGGTGACATGTTCGAGGGGATCGCGATCTACAACCGTCTGCTCGAGCACTCCCGAGAGGTGACGGTCAAGGTCCTGGGCTTGGCCGCTTCGGCCGCTTCGGTCATTGCGATGGCTGGCGCCAAGCGCGAAGTCGCCAAGACGGCGTTCCTGATGATTCATAACTGCTGGACCTACTTCGCCGGTAACCGTCACGCCATCCGCGAGCTTGCGGACACGATGGAAGAGTTCGACCGCGCGATGATCAGCCTGTACGCAGACACCAGCGGCCAGGATGAGTCCGCGGTCGAGAAGATGCTCGACGCGGAGACCTACATGAACGGATCGAACGCCGTTGAGAAGGGTTTCGCCACCGGCCTGATTTCAGCCTCCGAAGTGGAGCAAGCCCCCAGCGAAGAAGCTAATCAGGCCCACTCAGCCCGCAAGCTCGACGCTGCGCTCGCCAAATCAGGGATGCCGCGCAGCGAGCGCCGCAAGCTCATCTCAGAAATCAAGACCAGCACGTCTAGCGCTGCTGGCGGCGACACGCTTCGCGCTGTCGTGCCGGGCAAGCCTAGCGCTGCCCTTGATGTATCCGCGTTTGAAGAAACCGCAAATCAGGCGTCGGCACTTCGGGGGCTTATCCCCGCCTGCTGATCGACTGGCGCTGCAACCCATTTGATAACCGCCCTAGAGGCGGTTTTTTCATTTCTGAAAGGACCAAATCATGCCTGTAGATCTTTCTGCAATTGAAGCTTCCCAGAAGCAAACCCAAGCCGACCTGAAAGCTGTTGGCGACCAGATCAAGACTTACGCCGAGCGCACTGAGAAGGAAATCAAAGCCTCCGGTGAAATGCAGGCTGAGACCCGTGGCAAGGTGGACGAGCTGCTGCTGAAGCAGGGCGAGCTTCAAGCGCGCATGCAGGATGCTGAGCAAAAGCTGGTCAATGCCAACAAGCGTCATGAGCCGGAAGTTCAGCAGTCTGCCGGCCAGCTCGTCGCTGCGAAAATGACCGAAGAGGGCGTCAACAGTTCTTTCCGCGGCTCCCGCCGTGTGACCGTACCGCGCGCCGCAATCACCTCCGTGCCGACCTCCGGCGGAGCGCTGGTGCAGACCGAGCGCGTCGGCATCGTTCTCGCACCGCAGCGCCGTCTGACCATTCGCGATCTGGTGGCGCCTGGCACCACCGACAGCAATGCGATCGAGTACGTGCGTGAAACCGGCTTCACGAATAACGCCGCCATCGTCGGCGAGGGCCTGGCCAAGCCTTACAGCGATCTGAAGTTCGAGCTGCAGAACGCGAACGTGCGAACCATCGCGCATCTGTTCAAAGGCAGCCGCCAGATACTGGACGACGCTTCGGCATTGCAGAGCTACATCGACGCCCGAGCTCGCTACGGCCTGCTGATGGCCGAGGAAGCGCAGTTGCTGTACGGCAACGGCACGGGCAACAACGTGAAGGGGATCATTCCCCAGGCCCAGATTTACGCAGCGCCTGCTGGCATCCAGGTGCAGGCGATTCAGCGTATTGACCGGATCCGTCTGGCCCTGCTGCAGGCGCAGCTGGCCGAATTCCCGTCCACCGGTATCGTGCTGAACCCAATCGACTGGGCCGCCATCGAGTTGCTCAAGGATGGCGATGGTCGTTACATCATCGGTAAACCGCAAGAAGGTACCGCGCCACGCTTGTGGAACCTGCCGGTCGTTGAAACCCAAGCCATTGTGCAGGACCAGTTCCTGGTCGGCGCCTTCAGCCTGGCTGCGCAGATCTTCGACCGGATGGGTATCGAGGTGCTGGTGTCGACTGAGAACGCCGACGACTTCGAGAAAAACATGGTGACGATCCGCGCTGAAGAGCGCTTGGCTTTCTCTGTGTACCGCCCGGAAGCCTTCGTGACCGGTCCTCTGACCCCAGCGGCTTAATCCTTACCACAGAGCGCCGCCTGCGGGCGGCCTCACTGATTCAGGAGATACGAACATGGCACGTGCAAGCGCAAGCGATGCAACCAAGGGGGCTGCGACGGCGGCAAATACGACTTCCGCCCCGTCTGGTCAACAGCCTTCAGCAGAAAGTACCGCCTCCACGGCAGTTGCGCCCGGCGTACAAGGTGGGACCGCGGCAGCAGATGGCGCTTCGGTGGCGGGCGCAGGGACTGGTCCGATCGAGCCCACTGATTCGGCCAATGGGATTGGCAGCACCGTGCAGGCGGGTCAGCCGTCCTCCGACGCGGCGACAGCAGCCAGCTTGGCCACCCTCGACGCTTCGGCAGCCACCGGTGAGCAGTTGCAATCCGATGGCGAGGCCGAGGACGGCAACGAGGTCATGATTTACCCGGTCCGCAGCTACCTGGACGGAAAAGAGATCCGCCGTGCTGGCGGCAAAGGCTACAAGTCGCCGAAGCATGACGCGGTGTCGTTGGTCGCAGCCGGCTTGGCCACCGACAAAAAGCCGAAGGCCTGACATGAATGCCATCCCGACCGATCAAGCGATGCAACATTTGCGGGCGGACGAGGATGACCGCGAGTACGTCGAGCTGCTGCTGACCGCCGCCGAGGACAGTGCCTCCCAGTTCATGAACCGGCGGTTTTATGCGGACTTGGATTCGCTGGGGGCTGCTGTGCTCGACGGGTCGGCCGGTCTTGATCCGGTGCTGATGAATGCGTCGATCCGCGCCGCCTGCTTGCTGATCCTGGGTTCCCTCTATGCCAACCGCGAGGATACGGCCAGCGGCGCTGCATTCAGTGAGTTGCCGATGGGCTCGCGGTCGTTGCTGACACCTTACCGAATCGGCTGGGGGATCTGATGCGCGCCGGCAAGCTTCGACACCATGTAATGCTCCAGCGCCCTGAGTATTCGCAAGATCCAGTGAGCGGGGAGGTCATCCAATCATGGGTTGACGTCAACAAGGTATGGGCCGCAATCGAGCCGCTGTCGGCACGAGAGTTCATCGCCGCAGCAGCGGGTCAGTCTGAAGTGGCGTCGCGTGTGGTGATTCGTTACCGCCCGGGCATCACCTCAGCGATGCGGATCATTCATAGCGGCAAGGTGTACAACATTCAGGGAGTGCTTGCCGACATGGAGAGCGGCCGCGATTACCTGACGCTTCCATGCAGCGAGGGCGTCAACGATGGTTGATACGGTGCAGTTCAGTCTGATCGGTATCGACTCACTGGTCGCGAAGCTTGAAGCCGTCTCTTACGACGTCAAGCGTAAGGGTGGGCGTGCAGCTCTGCGCAAGGCTGCGCAGGTCGTGGCGGACAAAGCCAGGGAAGGCGCGCAGAAACTCGACGACACGGCGACAGGCCGCTCGATCGCGAAGAACATCGCGCTGCGTTGGAACGGCCGGCTGTTCAAAGCATCGGGCGATCTAGGGTTTCGCGTTGGCGTTCTTCACGGTGCCAAAATCGCCAAAAAGGGAAACCCCGACGAAGGGGAGTCAGGACCAACACCGCACTGGCGGTTCTTCGAGTTCGGCACCGCCAAGATGGCGGCCAATCCATTCATGCGCAAGGCGCTGGCTGACAACATCAGCCTGGCCACGAGCACGTTCATCACTGAATACGAAAAGGCCATTGACCGGGCGATCCGGCGCGCGGCGAAGGCGGCCAAATGAAATACCCACCCATTTTCCAAGTGGCGGCGGCCGATCCTGCTGTAACAGCTCTCATCGGGCAACACCCGGTCAGGCTTTATCTATTCGGCATGGCACCGGATAAACCCGCTGGGACCTACTGCGTGTGGCAGGTCATCAACGGCAGCCCGGAAAACTATCTCGCGGGGCGCCCCGATGTCGAGGCTTACGGCCTGCAGGTTGATGTCTACGCCTCCACTGCCGCAGCTGCTCGGGCAGCAGGTCAGGCCATCGAGTACGCAATCGAATTGGTCGCGCGGGTGACCAGCTACAACGGCGAAACCCGCGACACCGAGACGACGCTCTACCGCTACAGCTTCGACGTCGACTGGATCGTCCAGCGATAACCGAACAACCCAAACCGGCCCGCTACAAGCGGGTTTTTTTGTGCCCGACATTTGGAGATCACCATGTCGATTCTGTCCCAAGGAACCCAGATTTACGCCCTGGTGCCGAGTGCCGCCAACCCAGCGGCTTTCGAAGTTCTCGAAATTGAATGCGCTACGGCATTTAGCCCGGGCGGTAACCCTGCTGACCAGATCGAGGTTACCTGTCTGAGCGACAAGGTACGACGCTACATGCGCGGCCTGCGTACTCCTGGTCAAGCCTCGTTAACACTCAATGCGGATCCCCGCAACGCATCGCACGTCAGGCTTCACCAGCTCTCCGAAGACGACTCGATCGAGAGCATTCATTGGGCAGTGGGTTGGTCAGACGGCCTGGACATTGCGCCAACAGTCGGAGCGGCTGGAGCGCTGGCGGCGCTGAGTCTTGCCAATGGAGGCAATGGCTACACCTCGGCCCCAGCAGTTGCCTTCACCGGGGGCGGCGGCAGTGGTGCGGCAGCAACCGCGCAGATCGCGGGCGGGAAGGTCACTGGCTTCACTATCACCAACGCTGGCACGGGCTATACGTCCGCTCCCGCCGTGACGCTGACTGGCGGCGCTGGCTCTGGTGCTGTGGCGGCTGCGGTGGTTGGCGAGGCCGATGATTTCGTGCTGCCAAACACCCGCACCTGGTTCATCTTCGACGGCTACGTGTCGGACTTCCCGTTCGACTTCGCCGGGAACGCCGTGGTTACTACCGCCGCAACCATTCAGCGTTCCGGTGGTTCTGCCTGGATTCGTAAGGTGTCCGCATAATGGATCTGAGCATCGAGAGTCTCAAGAAATCCAAAGCGTTCACCTCCCGCCCGGTAGAAAAAACTATTGAATGGGAAAATGCCGGGAAGAAGCACAAGTTCGTCACCTACGTTCGACCGTTGTCTTACCAGACCGCGGTTGGCGACATCAGCGCGCGGAATGGGGTAGACCCTCTCGCTGCGCGCATCGCCTCCAGCATCTGCGATAAGGATGGCGCACCGGTCTTCACCGTTGCGGACCTGACCGGACAGAACGATCCGGAGCGTGGCGCGCTGGATCCGTTGCTTACGCAGCTGCTGCTGATTGCGATAAGTGAGGTTCAGAACCTGGGAAAGACACCGGCCTCGACGAAGTAGACGAAATTTGGTGCGAGCTGGTGATGAATGGAATCGGTGGCCGCACCATTGCCGAGGCGCAGGCCAACATGACCTTTCCCGAGTTCATGGTTTGGTGCAAGTTTCGCGGCAAGCGGGGCTCGCTGAATCAGGGCATGCGGATCGAAGCGGCCGTGGCTCGATTGGCCTCGTTCTATGGCAACAGCCGCGCTGGCAAGAAAGTTTTCAGTATTGAAGATTTCGCGCCGCACATGGATGAGCCGCCACTAAGCCTGGATCAGGCAATGGCGACATGGGCCTGAACAAATATCGACAAATGGATTGTTTGGTATGCTTGCGCGAGTCAATGGAGGGAATACTGATGCGCAAGGTTGTTGTGTTGGTCGTTGCAGCTTTGATGCTTTCCGGATGCGGTGAGCCAAAGCTTGATGGTAGCTCGGAAGATGCGATGAAGACTTCAGTGCAGAAAGTCTCTGAAAGTCTTTCAGCTGATAAACGGGCTCAGTTTGAAAGTGATCTCAAGCTAGTACTTCTGAGCGGGCTAGATTTCAAAGCAGTTCTCCGTGGAGAGAAGTCCACTTCGGACACCACAAAGGCGTTGTTGGCGGACCTCAACGGGAAGACTGCTGAGCAGGTGGCAGCGGCAGCGACCTCTATCCGGATTGAGCGAGAGCGTCGGGAGCGGGAGCAAGCCGTGCTGGAGATCGAAGAACTCCAAAAAAAGGAAGCGGCATCATCTGCGTCTAAACAGCAGTTGTCAGCTTTCACAGTGCCAAAGTCGCGGTTCTATTTGGAGGAGGAGAAGTACTCCTATCGTCCGAAGCCGGTGATCGAAATTACGGTTAAAAATGGTACGCAGTCGGCTGTCTCACGGGCTTATTTTAAAGGGACGCTAGCGTCCCCAGGCAGATCAATTCCTTGGATAGTTGAAGACTTCAACTACGAAATAAGCGGCGGTCTCGAGCCGGGAGAACAGCAGACTTGGAGCTTGTTGCCAAACCAATTCGGGCCATGGGGAAAGGTCGATCCTCCGAAAGATGCTGTGTTCACGGTAGAGGTCGTCCGTCTTGACGGCCCGGACAAAATGGCTCTATTCGATTCCGAGGGATTCTCAGAATCTAGCAAGGCCCGCTTGGAGTTATTGAAAAAGCAATATTCGAAGCTCTAATAATTGTTAAACCCGCTACGGCGGGTTTTTTTATGCCTGGAGGAAAGCATGGCAGGTTCGCTGGGCACCTTGACTCTTGACCTCGTAGCCAAAATTGGCGGGTACACGGGCCCGCTCGACAAGGCGAGTCAGGAGACCAAAAAACGTAACGCCGAGATTGCTAAGTCATTCGACAACCTTGCGAAAGGTGTGGGCGCTTCTATCGGTGCTATTCCTGCAATACTGACTGCTTTGGTTATTTCTTCAGCAGACTCAGCGAAAGAAATCGCTAACCTGTCTGCACTTGCGGGCCTTGGCACTACCGAGTTCCAGAAGCTCGCTGCCGGTGCGCGAAGCGTGGGGATTGACCAAGACAAGCTTGGCGACATTTTCAAGGATACGAACGATAAGCTGGGTGATTTCATCAACACCGGCGGCGGTGCGCTCAAAGATTTTTTCACTAATATCGCTCCGATGGTTGGAGTCACGGCGGACCAGTTCAAAAAGCTGAACAGCAAGGACGCACTTGCGCTGTATGTAACAAGCCTCGAGAAGGCAAACGTCAGCCAGGCGGAAATGACCTTCTACATGGAGGCCATCGCCAGCGACTCCACAGCCTTGGTTCCGCTGCTCCGGAATAACGCGAAAGGTTTTGATGAACTCGGTGATTCTGCAGCAGCAACCGGCGTAATACTCAGCACCAGTACCATAGCTTCTGCGAAGCAGTTCGGCATTGAGCTTCAAGGCGTGGAGCAGTATTTGTCCTCGGCGAAAACGCAGTTAGCTGCAGAGTTTTTGCCCCTGCTGGTGCAGTTCAGCAAGGATGTTAACCAAGCGACGAAGGATGCCGGCGGCCTGGGGCCTGCTGTGAAAAAGAGCGCGGCAGAAGCTGTGGAGGCAATTGCTTTTATTGTTGATGCCGGAAACGGTGTTGGTCGGGTTTTTAAAATAATCTCGGCAGAGTTCGACGGTCTTGTCTCAAGCGCCGCTGGCAGCATCATCGCTGGCGTTTACCAGACATTGACCCTTCTCAATAAATTGCCGGGAGTAGACCTAAGCTCCCAGCTTGGCGACCTTGAAAAAAACTACAATGATCAAGTAGCGGCAGCGACAGACGCCACGAACAGGATGCGCTCCGCGCTCGAAACGCCACTGGCGGGTTCTGCATTCGTTGATTATTACAATAAAGCGAACGCCGCCGCGGAGCAGCTCTATCGAACCCAGCAACGCAACCAGCATCAGGGCGTGGGGGAAGGCGCAGGTAGTGGCGTGGACCCCGCTGCGATCGCTGCGAAGGCGGCAGCAGAGAAGAAAGCGGCCAGCGATGCCGCCGCCGCGGCGAAGAAGATACAGGACACTTTTAAGTCCACCGAAACGGACTACGAGCGCCAGATCGAGCTGATCAACACCACCACCGATAAGCGGAAGGACGCCACTGAGGTGGCGAAGCTCGGGTTCGAGATTGAGTCAGGCAAGTTGGTCGGCATCAACGATCAACAGCAGGAGCGGCTAAACAAGCTGGCGGCAGAGCTCGATTCGCTCAACAAAATCAAGAAGGCCAACGAAGACGCCGCCAAGCTTGCTGCGTTCAGCGCAAACATCGACCGGGGTAACCAGGACGCTCAGGACGGCTTAGATCAGGATCTAGCTGGTGCTGGCCGAGGCGATAAGTATAAGGATCGACTGAAGCAGTTCCTGACCATCCGGCAAGACTTCAACGCGCAAATGCGTGATTTGCAGGAGCAGCAGAATAGCGGCGAGATCAGTGATGAGCTCTACCAGCAAGAACAGCAAAAGCTCGAGAAATCTTTAGAGAGTCGCCTAGAGAGCCAGCAGAATTACTACGACCAGGTTGATGAAGCGCAAAGCGAATGGATGGATGGCGTAACGTCCGCGTGGGAGAACTATGCAGATGCCGCGCAACACTACACGCAGATGGCTGCAGACCTTACATCCAGCACTCTCAGCAACGCGAGTAGCGGCCTGAGCACTTTCCTTTCTGACGTTGCCACTGGCTCAGAAGATGCTGGCGACGCTTTAGGTGACATGGTCAGCGGTTTCGCGAAGTCCACCATCAAGGCCTTGGCTGACTTGGCGTCGCAGTGGCTCGTTTACCAGGCGGTGCAGCTGGTCGTCGGGAAAACCGGTCAGTCATCTGCGGCGATCGGGATGATTGCCAACGCACAGGCGGCATCGTTTGCTGCTCAGGTGAATGCGTACGCTTCTACCGCGGCGATTCCTATCTTCGGCCCCGCGCTGGCCCCCGCAGCAGCGTTGACTGCTGCAGCCGCCACCGCTCCGATGGTCGCCGGCGTTGCTTCGGCGGCGCTGTCAGGTATGGCTCACGACGGTATCGACTCGGTACCGGAAACGGGCACATGGTTGCTACAGAAGGGCGAACGAGTCACCACCGCCGAGACCAGCGCGAAACTGGACCAGACCCTGAGCAATATTCAGGGCGGGAACTCCGGTGGAAACATCGAGTTCCACGCCCCGGTGACTGTGCAGGCCCAGCCCGGCATGAGCGATCAGGAGGCGCGCAACCAGGGCAACGCAATCAGCGATGCGATCGAGCAGCGCATGGGCCAGTTCCTTGACCGCGAAATGCGGCAGGGCGGGCGACTCTGGAGGCGTAATGGCTGAGACATTCAGTTTTGATGTTCGAGTGGGCGCATCCGGCGATGTGAGCCAGAAGACCTGGGAGAACGATTTCGGCGATGGCTACGTGCAGGCCGGTGGCATCGGTATCAACACCAAGGCGCAGTCTTGGGATATCAGCGTCACCGGAAAGCTCGGACCGGGCCTGGTCGTGCAGCAGGTAAGGGATTTCCTTGATCGGCAGGAAGGCTACAAGTCTTTCCTTTGGACGCCCCCAGGCGGAGCGCAAGGCCGGTACCGCGCCAATGGGTACCAGATGTCCACGCTTGGTGGCGGAGGAATGACGATATCCGCGACCTTTAAGCAGGTCTTCAACCCCTGACCCCGCCGAGTGCGGGGTTTTTATTGGGCGAACCATGCAGATCACATCAGATTTTCAGAAGCTTGAGCCGGGGAACCAGATCCGGCTCTATGAGCTCGACGCGACTCGCCTGGGCGCAACCATCTGGCGCTTTCACGGCCACGCGCACGAGGGCGAGATCATCTGGCAGGGCCAGCTTTATTCGCCAATCCAGATCGAAGCGAAAGGCTTTGACGTGCGTGGGGATGGACGACCGGCCACACCGACTCTTCAGGTCACCAACGAGCTGCAAGGTATCCGCGGCGCGATATCGGCGATCTGTTTGCAGTTTCGCGATTTGGCCGGCGCGCGGGTGAAGGTCATCGAGACGTTCAAGCACTTCCTGGACGCGGCGAACTTCGCTGAAGGCAATCCCACCGCTGCCGATCAAAGCCGGACTTCGATCTGGTACATCGAGCAAAAGACCGACGAGAACCTCGCCGCTCTTACGTTTGAGCTGTCCAGCCCGATCGACATGGAGGGGCAGAAACTGCCGGCTCAGCAGATCACCAAGCTGTGTCGGTGGGCCTGCCGTGGGCAGTACCGCGGCGAGGCCTGCGCTTACACCGGGTCGGCAATGTTCACCAAGAAAAACGAACCGACGGATAACGCAGCGCTGGATCGCTGCGGCGGCTGGTGGAGCAGCTGCAAGCTACGCGGGAACACGCGAAGGTTTGGCGGCTCCATGGGCGCGAGCCTCATCACAAGTTCGAGGTAAATGATGCGAATCAATCAGCAACTGGTGGCGGCCATCCAGGCACACGCCGAGTCGGCTTACCCGGCCGAGGCCTGCGGCGTCCTCATCAAGACGGCGGAAGGCCGTGAGTACGTCCCCTGCGCCAACGTGTCCAGCGACCCCGATCAGCACTTCCTAATCGACAAACACGATCAAGCTGACGCCGAGGACCGCGGCGAGTTGCTGGCCATCATCCACAGCCACCCTGGCCGCAGCCCTGCGCCGAGCATGACCGATCTGGTCAGCTGCGAGCTGCACGAACTGCCTTGGGGAATCGTCTCCTGGCCCGGCGGCGAAATGGGCTGGTTCAAGCCGACGGGATTCGTTGCCCCACTGCTGGGCAGGGAGTTCGCGCACGGACTGCTCGACTGCTGGTCTGCCTGCCGCGACTGGTACGCGCGCGAGGCGCAGCTGCAGTTGCCGAACTTCGAGCGCAAGGAACTCTGGTGGGAAAAGGAAGACGGATCGAGCCTCTACGAGGAAAACTATGAATCCGCAGGCTTTGAGCGCGTCAGCGAGATGCGTCGCGGCGACATGTTGGTTTTCCAGGTGCCAACGATAGGCCGACCGTGCCACTTCCCAAACCATGCCGCGATCTATCTGGGCAGTGACCCGTCGATGAAGAGCGAGCCCGCGCCATCCCTCGGTGGCGCTGGTCCGTTCATCTACCACCACTTGCACGGTCGCTTGGCTGGCCGCGAGGTCTTCGGATGGTCGATGAGCAAACGCCTCAAGCTGATCCTGCGGCACAAGGAATACGCTCAATGACTATGCGAACGATCAAGCTGTACGGCGTGCTGCGGCGTCACTTCGGCCGTGAGTACACAATCGATGTGCACAGCGTCCGTGATGCAGTTAACTCGCTGTGTGCGCAGATCGCAGGTTTCGAGAAATTCCTGCGCAGCGGTGAAGAGCGCGGCTTGGTCTTCAGCGTCTTCTGCGGACAGCGGAACGCTGGCGAAGGGGAGTTCGACCTGCAAGGCGCCGACGACAGCGATATCCGAATTGTTCCGCTGATTCAGGGCAGCAAGCAGGCCGGCCTGTTTCAGGTCGTGCTGGGTGTGGCGCTGATTGTTGCTGGCGCATTCAGCGGCGGCACGACGGCACCCATGGGTGCCGCGCTGATCGCCGGGGGGGCGGCGGTCGGGTTGGGCGGCGTGGTGCAGATGCTCGCGCCCACGACCAAAACCGCCACCGGTGGGAACAATGACGACGGCAACAATCCCTCGTATGGGTTCGGCGGCGCGGTCACCACCATCGCTCAAGGCAACCCTTATCCGCTGCTGTATGGCGAACGGGAAATCGGCGGGGGGGTGGAGTCGGGTGGCATTTACACGCAAGACCAGATGTAACCAGCAGCAACACCAGACCCGCTTCGGCGGGTTTTCTTTTTTGTGGGGGCAGCATGAGCGAAGCGGTTTTGGTAAGGCCTGTTCAGGGTGGCAAGGGCGGGGAGAGCAAACCAAAGCAGCCTTCCATCGCGTCCAACAGCACGCCATCCATTGCCACCGCGCGCATCGTCTATCTGTGGAGCTGGGGGCCTATCGTAGGCCCCGTCAACGGCCTGCACTCGGTGAAGCTGGACGGTACCCCATTGGTCGCCGAGGACGGCACTGTCAATTACCCGGGCGTGAAGTGGCAGTTCCGCAACGGAGAGCTCAATCAGGAGCGCCTTGAGGGAATCGCGGAGTCGAGCAACGAGATTGACGTCAACCAGACGCTGTTGTCGACGACCCCATGGCTGCACAGCATCACCAACGCAGTGATCGACGCAGTTCGAATCCGTTTTGCCTGGCCGCAACTTCAGTCTCAGGACCAGGCCGGGAACATCAACGGCGTGCGTATTGATTACGCGATCGACGTTCAGACTGATAGTGGTCCGTTCGTGCAGATGCTGACCTCGTTTGTCGACCGCAAAAACGTCACCAAATACGAGCGCTCCCACCGCATCGACTTGCCGGCCGGAAGTCGCTGGACGATCCGCGCGCGCCGACTTACGCCGGAAGCGAACAGTTCGCTCATGCAGGACGGCATGGTCATTGAGGCCATTGCTCAGGTGGTCGACAGCGATCAGGAATACCCGCTGACGGCCGTCGGGTGCGTTGAGTATGACGCTCAGCAATTCGGCGGCGATATCGCCAAGATTGCCGTGCTGATGCGGGGCCGCATCGTGCGTATCCCTTCGAACTACAATCCGGAAACCCGTACGTACGCCACCGGCGGCCCTGGGACATCGAACGGCATTTGGGACGGCACGTTCAAGGAGGCCTATACCAATAACCCGGCCTGGATCTTCTACGACCTGGTCCTCGACCCTTATTACGGCCTGGGCGAGCGCGTCGATGCGACCATGATCGACCGGTGGAATCTCTATCGCATCGGTCAATACTGCGATCAGCTGGTGCCTGACGGCGCGGGCGGGATGGAACCGCGGTTCACGTGCAACCTGTATCTGCAAAAGCAGGCCGATGCCTACGCAGCGCTGCAGGACCTCGCTGCGGTATTTCATGGGATGTCGACATGGGACGGCTCGCAGATCACCGTCAATGCGGACATGCCCGGCGACCCGGTATACACCTACAACCCTTCGCAGATCCTGAACAACGGGGAGATCAAATACGCAGGTACCCGGGCTCGCGATCGCCACAACCTTGCGATGGTCACCTGGGACAACCCGGCCCAAGGTTTCGATACCGACAAAGAGCCGGTCTTTGACGACGAAGGGCTCGCAGAACTTGGCTCAGTTAACGAGATGTCAGTCGAGGCTTACGGCTGCACCTCGCACGGTCAGGCGCAGCGCGCGGGCCAGTGGGCATTGCTCACAGAGCAGACTCAGATCCGCGGCGCCTCATTCCGGGTTGGGCTCGATGGGCAGATTCCGAAGCCGGGCCAAATCATTGCCGTCGCCGATCCCATGCTCGCGGGTCGAGCAAACGGTGGCCGGATCAACACTGCAATAGGCCGGGTAGTCACCGTAGACCGCGACGTCGAGCTGCCCGCCGGCGGCAAGCTGCGTGTGAACTTGCCCAGCGGTAGGAGCGAAGCGCGGGTCATCACGTCGGTCTCTGGGCGCAAGGTGACGGTAGCGGCGGCCTACAGCGAAACGCCGGAAGCTGAATCCGGATGGATCCTCGAGTTCGACGACCTGAAGACCATGCAGTTTCTGGTCAGGAACATTACCCGCCCTGAGTGGCACCAGTTCCAGCTCGACTGCATTCAGCATGAGCCGAGCAAGTTCGATGCGATCGACTTCGGTGCGGTCATTGACGACCGACCAATCAGCGGCATACCGGTTGGAACGCAAGACCCTCCGGCCCAGGTGCTTCTCAGCCAGCACGTGGTGATCGAGCAAGGCATCGCCGTTACGTTTATGACCATCGCTTGGTCTTCCGCGCCCGGTGCGGTCGCGTATGACGTCGAATGGCGCTGGGGCTCCCGCAGCTGGATCAAAGTTCCGCGCACCGGCGAACTCTCTGTTGATGTGCGCGGGATATATTCGGGGCAGTACTTGGCGCGGGTGCGCGCCGTAAGTGCGCTGAATGTCGCATCGCTGCCCACGACTTCAGTGCTCACCGACCTGCAGGGGAAAACCGGTCTTCCTCCCGCGGTAACGTCTCTCATCGCCACGCCGCTGATCTTCGGCATTGGCCTTAAATGGACTTTCCCACCTGGTGCGGAAGACACCCAGCGCACGGAGATCTGGTATGGGCCGACGAACAATTTCGATGCCAAGACGAAGTTGACCGACCTTGCTTACCCGCAGTCCGAATACGCGATGCAGAGCCTTCTCGCTGGCACATCGTTTTTCTTCTGGGCGCGGCTGGTCGATCGTACGGGCAACATAGGTCCGTTCTATCCGGTCCTGAATGGCGTGCTGGGTCAAGCCAGTTCTGACGCCGGGCCGATCCTTGATTTGATAAAGGACCAGATCACAGAAACGGAGTTGGGTCAGAACTTGCTGGACCGCATCGATCTGATCGACGGGAATGGCCCCGGCTCGGTGAACGAGCGGATCGAGGAAATCAAGGACGAGATCGGGGACCTGGTCGACGCGCTGGTCTACGTGCCGACCGACGCCTATGTGCGCGATAACACCGTCAGGGTAGGTGACAACCTGTGGACCGCGATCGCCGACGTCCCCGCGAAGGCCGACGGATCGAACGGACCGCCAAACCCGAACTACTGGGTGAACAGCGGCCAATCGATCAGGGCCGCTAATGGCCTGGCCGCGCAGGTTACGAAAAACACGACTGACATCACGACCATCGACGGCAAGACCACCTCGACAGCTTCCCAAATGCAGGCGGTTCTAGCCTCAACGCGCGATGACCCCATCGCGGGCTTGATGGCCGATGCGCTTAACGGGTGGGACGCGACCGCCAGCTATGCGCAGGAGGTGAAAGTCAGGACCGAGCAGGACTTCGCGCAAGCTCAGCGCACTACGGTCCTCGACGCCCGGGTTGGTACGAACGAATCGAAGTTGACCATCGTCGAAACGACTGTCGCGACGAACCAGTCCGCAACGGCGCAGCAGCTGACGATATTGGGGACTTCGGTCGCCAATAATCAGGCAGCCCTTCAATCTGAAGCGACTGCCAGGTCCGACGCAGATGGAGCGCTATCCACCCGCATCGATACGGCTCAAGCGGCCGCAAACGGAGCAACTTCATCGGTTCAGACGGTCAGCCAGGCTCAGGCAACAACTGGCGGAAAGCTGTCGGCCATGTACTCGGTGAAGCTGCAGGTGGCTTCGAATGGCCAGTACATCGCCGCTGGCATTGGGCTGGGGATAGAGAACACCGGGGCCGGACTGCAGAGCCAGTTCCTCGTGTCAGCTGATCGCTTCGCCATCGTCAACACAATCGCCGGTGGCGCGGTATCGGTTCCGTTCGCAGTTCAGGGCGGGCAGGTCTTCATCAACCAAGCGTTTATCGCGGACGGCACCATCACCAACGCCAAGATCGGCAGCTACATCGCCTCGACCAACTATGTAGCCGGGCAGCAGGGGTGGATTTTGAATAAGGACGGCACGCTTGAGATCAACGGGGCAGTAGCCGGCGGCGGGCGCCTGGTCATCACGAACCGATCCGTTCGCGTCTATGACGCCAACAATGTGAAGCGCGTGCAACTGGGAGACCTGACAGAATGAGTTTCGGAATTGAAGTTTCCGATGGGGCTGGCGCAAGGATTCTGGGGATGGATGACTTCACTATCCAGCGTTTAGCTTCTTTCGTCGTGGCGGGGTCGAAGACGTCAGGCACAGGCGTGCGAACCGACTCCTTGGCGTACAACATCCCCGGCTATGACCCCGCCACCTGCTTTGTCATGATCACGCCGCGGGTATATGCAAATTATGCGCAGCCTGGGTACGACGATAACTGGGGCTATACCCCAACTTACAAAGACTTGGGAGGGACCCAGATCGGGATCATTCGCTATATGAATTACAAGCAGCCCACCGGGGTTGGCGGTAACACGAGAGATGCCTGGATCGAGAAGACAGTGGAATGTGTTGTTGAAGTTGTGAAGGTGATTTGATGGCTGACTACGGCTTATCGGTTACTAACAACGGCGGTTCGGTGATCATCAGCAATCTCTATAAGATCATGGTCTTCTCAGAGCGCGGCTCGTTCCGGATAACTTCATCTTTCACTGACCGCGGCGGACAGGGATCTTACGTATTCGCCAGGCCAATCAAGACCCAAGAGCCCCCGCAGCTCTTTTTTGGCAACCTGAGCGGGCTTCATCCCAAGGTGAGCGTGTACATCACGCTTATTGGCGGGCCCGGGAACTGGACAGGTTTTGTTGCCAACTCCGCTGTTGCGGGTGGTAATAACCTGCAGAACACCTACGTCGAGTTCGTGGCCTGCAAGTATTGCGACACACCCAACCCGAATCAATACGGCATGAACCAGTGGGACGCGAACGGAAACATTCTTTACAGCTCCGAGGATCGAGTCGTTCGCTACTCGAAGTTCGCAAAGAACTGGAGTTTCGTTACCGGACAGACAGTCTTCACTTACCGCAGCAACCTTACGCTGGACGCTGATGACTTTGTTTGCATTTCTGCCTTCGACCGAGGCGTGACTTGGTTCGTTGGATTCAACTTCGCCGGTATGACCATCCTCGACAATGGCGTGCCGGTGCTGGACATCACGGTCAACGTGCCCGGTGGGGGCAACGCTTATCCGTACGGCGCCAACACCAGCTTCTGCGTCCCAGTGTGTAAGTTTCCTGTCGACAGGTTCCATAACTAATCACCCCAGCCTTGAGGTTCCTTCCCGGCAACTTCGCTCTGCGCTGAAAACTAATCAACTTGGAGATATCTGATGCCTTGGCTCAGAGGTGGGACCGTGTCCGTTACAAACGGATCGACTGCGGTGACAGGCACCAATGCCGCGTTCGACGCCAACGCCCGGGTAGGGGACGCCTTCGTCGGCCCCGACGGCCTGAACTACGAAATCACGAACGTGGCCAGCGCGACTGTGATCTCGATTTTGCCAGCCTACAAGGGTGTGACCGTTAGCGGCGCCGTATACGCCGTCATGCCGGTGCAGGGCTATCCAAAGCTACTGGTGGATGCCTTCAACCAGTTGCGCTTGCAGTTCGGCGACAAGATGGCGGCGCTGGGCACCACCGGGAACTACGACATCCTGCCCGTTGCCAAGGGCGGTACCGGTGGGCAAAACCAAGCAGACGCAAGGACTGGCCTTGGCTTGGGCTCGGTTGCAATTGAAAGCACAGTGCCGATTGCGAAAGGAGGGACCGGCGTTTCGGATGGGCGGGTAATATTTCCCGAAGTAGGGGTGCAGCAAGCTTCCGCGCGCTACAACAACCAAGGCCTTTACATGGGCTGGAACTCGTCCAGCCAGGGGGAGGGGCATTTCATTGTCAACCGTGGCGGCGGGATTGGCGGGTTTACTTGGCGCTCCGTGAACGCGGCAAACACCGCCACCGGCCCGTCAATGACTTACTCCTACGACGGCTTACTGACTGTGCCGACCTTGAGCGTAACCGGCGCGCCTATCGGTATAGCTTCGGGCGGTACTGGCGGCAACTCCCAGGCGACGGCGCGGACGGCATTGGGCCTTGGTGTTGCGCAGGCTCCGACACTCGCCTCTCTTGAGCTGGTTGCAGCATCACCGTACATCGACTGGCATTACAACAATACCGCCGCTGACTACGATGTTCGGTTGATCAATGACAGCGCCGGCACCCTAACCCTGGCTGGGCGCTTCGGCTCAAGCGGAACCTGGTGCAGATCGGGTTTCAGCGGCCCGCGCGGCGGCACCGTCTACAACTTCAACTGGACCGGCTCGGCCATTGACGCCTACATCGATGCCACCTACGTCGGGTCCGTTTCCCTGTTTACATCCGATTACCGAATCAAGAAATTTGTGAAGGACGCGGATGTGCATTCGTTTCTTGATCGCATCGATGCCTACCGCATTGTCACGTTCCAGAAGAAGGTGTTCGGCGCCGTGTTCCGAGGCGACGGGACGACTTATCAGGGGCTGATCGCTCACGAAGCCCAGGAGGTCAACCCTCTTGCCGTAAGCGGCGAGAAGGACGGCACGGACGAAGCGGGCAACCCAGTTATCCAGCAGCTTGAGCCGATCGCCTTGATCACTGACCTAATGGGTGCGATCAAAGAGCTGCGCGCCGAAGTGAACGCGTTGAAGCTCGCCGCTCAGCCTTCCACTGCCGCGTAAACGGCAACACCGCAGTACCGCAACCCGCCATCGAGCGGGATTTTTTTTGCCTGGAGAAATGTGATGACCGTGACCGAACAAGATCGCGATGTGCTGGCGCGCACGCTGTGGGGTGAAGCACGCGGGGAAGGGCTGGCCGGGATGGTGGCCGTGGCATGGACCATCCGCAATCGCGTGGACGATGGGAAGGACAAGTCGTGGTGGGGCGAGGGTTACGCCGGCGTCTGCCAAAAGCCGTACCAGTTCAGCTGCTGGAACCGCAACGACCCGAACTATCAATTCTTGAGCGGCGCGCGACAGATCCCGTTCCGCGAGCTGGCGCAATGTCGGATTGCTGCTGACCAGGTGATTGACGGCAAGGTGGCGGATCCCACCGGCGGGGCAACGCACTACTACGCGACCACCATGCCGAAGGCGCCGGACTGGGCGGCCAAAGCAAAGCGGACCCTGAAGCTTGGCAACCACATTTTCTTCCGCGACGTGCCTTGATCGCGCCGATCACCAGGCTGCCCTCAGCACAGATTCAGATTAGGAGAATAAGATGCAATCTCAACAATACATCGCGCCGGCGAGCCTGGCGCCGGTGACACTTGCCGTTAAAGCAAACGGCGGAAGCGTGAAGGTTGAAAAACAGGTGGGTGTCGACTGGGTTGTATCTGATGTGTTCGCGCAGGACGGCGCCTGGCGTCTCGATCTTGGGTATTCGCAAACACGCTTTACGCCAGTTGGCGGCGCCGTATTTGAGATTTCGTCATGAGTCTGCTCATCAGCACTGCGGTGCCTCGTCGCCGCATCCGTCGTGGTCTCGGACTGTTGGGCGACAGCTTCAGCGCGAACAGCCACACCATTGCTGCCACTGCTTTCGGTACTGAGGCGTATGGCCCCGCCGGCGCGATCGCCGCGAAGACTGGCCTCTTTCCCAGCTACTTGGACAATCAGGGAAAGGTTGGCGACCACTCCGGCCAGTTCATGCCGAGGCTTCCGTCCTGTCTGACGTCACTCACGGCGGATCTGTGGCTGCTGCTTTCACGCACCAACGACAGCACCACGCCCGGTATGACGCTCGCTGACAGCAAGGCGAACGTGATGAAGGCAATCACCGCTTTCCAGAACACGCCCGGTAAGTACCTGATTATCGGAACGGGCACGCCGCGGTTCGGCACCAAGGCGCTGGCCGGTCAGCCCTTGGCGGATGCAATCGCGTACAAGGATTGGGTGTTGACCTACGTCCGACAGTTTGTGCCAGTGGTCAATATCTGGGACGGGTTCACCCAGGACATGACCGTCGATGATCTGCATCCGAATCTGATCGGCGCCGACTTCATCCAGTCCCGATGCGTACCGGTCATCAACGCCAATTTCGAGTTCTTCGGCGTGCCGCTGCCCACGGATGCCGCCGATCTGTACTCGGCGATTCGCCCGTTCGGCTGTCTGAACGCCAACCCGCTGATGGCTGGCTCAACCGGCGTGATCAACGCGTCGGTCAATCCTGTCGCTGGATCGGTGTTGGCGGACAACTACAAAGCATCCGGCTCAGGCCTAAACGGCATCACCACTCGCTGGTACAAAGAGCCGGCGGCATTCGGCGAGGCGCAGTGCATCGAGTTGGCCGGGTCCATGGCGGCGGCCGGTGGGTACATCTATCTTCAGCCGGCGGCGAACGTGACGCTATCGAATCTGCTGGCAGGGGACGTCATCGAGATGGTTTCAGCTCCGGAGATCGTCGGCAACGGCCGGGGCATCCTCGGCTGGGAGGCTGAGCTGATCATCACCAAGCCGGTAGCCAGTACGTCCACCACGATCTATTACCGCTCGATGGACAAGTATCAGGAGCCATTCACCTTGCCAGCTAACTGGAAAGGGGCGCTGGAGACCCAGCGCTACCCGTGTGATGTCACTGAAACGGTCGTCACCGCCAGAATGGGCCTCTATCTGGCCGCTGGCGTTGCTCAAGAGTCGAGGGTAAAGGTCGCTCAGTTCGGGCTACGCAAGGTTTGATCTTGCGTATCCCGATTCCCAAGCGACTTTAGTAGCAGCCGGGTTGATTTGGAGGCGTCGCGTTACAGGGGATCGTCCCTTTTGTATTTTTCTGGGTGAAGTGACCACATCCGGAAAGCACTGATATCGCAATCACCATTAAAGCCACACGCTTGAGATTCATCTACGCTTCCTCGGTAAAGTTGATCCGCATCGTAGCCTATGCCAGACCGGCCCGCAGCGTTCGGTGTTCATCTGTCGTTTGCGCGCGATCAACAACCGGGCTGTATCTCTTGGTCAGACCGCTCAACCGCGTGTTGAAGCCGGACGTGATCGTTCTTCAGTTGACCGCCAGATGTACTGCCGACGGTGTGACCGACTTGACTTGAGCCATGTAACGGGTCCACTCGCGATTGATCTCTTTGTACGGCATGAAGATGCTGACTCGGGGCTGATTGGCCAGATCCGGCCGCTTGATATTGGCCAGGTCGCTTGAGGTCAGCAACGCCACGGTGATCCCCACCACCTTGCCATCTGCGGCGAATACCGGACCGCCCGACATGCCCTTGGCCACCGGGCCATCATGGGTGCCGTACATCACGTTGCCTTCTCTTGCGTCCAGGCGAACCATCGCCGGCAGCGCATGGCCTGTGCCTTTCACCGACATGTAAGCGGAGTTGTAGCCCACGGAGGTGAGCTCTTCCCCCGGCTGGTATGAACGCCACATCGGAACGGAATCGGCCTTGTGCTTGAAGAACTGCACGTCGCCTTGCCCCTGAAATACAGCGCCCGAGATATAAGGGATGTGCTTGACGGTCACCGCATAATCTTCGTTCCACTGGATCGCGGTGCCCATCAACAGATAGGGCAACGGCGCGCCGGAGTGGACGACGAAAGCTTGGTTAAAGACAGGATCGTGGGTGAAAGCGGTGGGCATTCCGTTGCACCCGCTGATCAGCACTGAGGCTGCAACAAGTGACTTAAGAGGGCGCATGTTTATCCGGGGTATGGTTTGGGGCAACGTCAATATGTCATTGCGCCATCACCCCTACAATGGCGTTGACCTACCGTCGGTCTGAAGTTGATAAATCCAATTAATTGGATCCAGGTCCGCACCGCCACATCCAGAACTATCTGGCAAACTTATTTGTAACTATGCACGGCCACCCTAATTCGGGAGATTCACGCGCAGACGCAAAGATCAGGTTGTGCAGATCAGTCGATCGCGATCAGCTCGAAACTGCGCCCGTCCAAGCACTCCAGCACATCATCCACAAACCGGCCAAGCATCTTGTGTGGGTTTCCGTTCTGAGTATGGACAGGGACGCGGCCTATGAAATGGCCCATCGGGTTGACGTGACCAAGGATGGTTGACCTATCCAAGCCGTAAAAACAGAAGTCGAAAAAATGCCCATGCTCGAAAGTGGAGGAACCCCTTTGACGCAGGCGATAGATCTTCCCCATTTGCATCTTTCTACTCATAGCGCCGACATGCTGCGAAAAAAGGAGACTACTCAAAACACTTTAAGCTCACAGTAAGCTCATTGCCCTTTCTGATCTCAGACTACGTCACTGCGATTCATCCCAGCCGCCTGACTTTTCACGCATCGAGCAAGGGGGGCGTGCATATTATTATTCATTAGAAAAGGTAGGAAGAACCGGTCATCCGTTTGAGTGATTTTTAGTGTACAGCCACGTTTGAATGCGCTCGAACCTGCGTTACCGAGCCGCTTGGTCCCGCCAGGTTCAGCGGGCAGATGAAACTTTTTAGTGACACAAAAAGAGCGGCCAACAGGATGCGTCAACATCCCGCTGGCCACCGAACCGCAGACTATCCCTGCAAGTCCAGCCAAGGCTCCCGCTCTGTGCACAAAGCGCGGCGAGCCTGGCACCTGTTTATCCATACAGTAAAGGCTTGCAAAAATGACCAACCCGATTGTTCCTTGGATGGGCGGCAAACGCCGCCTTGCAAAACCCCTGCTCGCGCTGTTTCCAGCGCATGACTGCTACGTTGAAGTGTTCGCCGGCGGCGCAGCGCTTTACTTTAAAAGGCCGGAGCCTGCAAAGGTCGAGGTCCTGAACGACATCAATGGTGAGTTGATCAGCCTGTACCGGGTTGTGCAAAACCACCTTGAAGAATTTGTTCGCCAGTTCAAGTGGGCGCTCAGCTCACGTCAGATTTTCGAATGGCAGAAGATGACCCGGCCGGAAACATTGACCGACATCCAGCGTGCGGCACGGTTCTTCTACCTGCAGCACCACGCCTTCGGCGCCAAGGCGACTGGACAAACATTTGGGACGGCCACCACTGGGCGCCCGATCAACCTGCTGCGCATTGAAGAAACGCTCTCTAATGCGTGGCAGCGCCTTGCCGGCACCTATGTGGAGAACTTGCCCTGGCTGAAATGCGCCGAGAAATATGATCGCCCGCACACGTTTCACTATATGGACCCGCCGTACTGGCAAACGCAGGGGTACGGAGCAGAGTTCGGGATGGGTGAATATCAGGCGATGGCTGATTTCATGCGCCGGTGCCAAGGGAAGGTAATGGTCAGCATCAACGACCACCCGGCCATCCGTCGGGTTTTCGACGGGTTTAGGATGAAAGAGTTGAGTATCCGGTACAGCAACGCTAATCACAGGACCGCCAAAGCTGCGGTTACAGGTGAGCTGGCGATCATGAACTGGAAGTAGGCTATGAGGGCTTTATCAGGTGTCCCCCCTGATTCTGCACATTCCCGACATCCTTGCTCACCTCAAACCAGGTGAATTCCTCAGTCGGCCTGCAGCACTCCTTTGCGATCTCGGCGGCGCGCTCTGGCGTCGTTTCGGGATCCACCCATTCCCGGGCGTGCTCTGGGCTCAGCACCACCGGCCGGCGATCGTGAATGTCGACCATGCCTTGATCGCTGTCGGCGGTGATGATCACAAAACCGTCCTGCGGGTCCGGCTCAAGCCCCTGATGCACCTCCGCCAGCGCGGCGAAGAACATCGGGCCTTCCTCTTTCAGCCTGATGAAGTAGGGCTGTTTCTTCTTCGCATCGTTGGGATCCTTCACCCATTCAAACCAGCCGTTGGCCGGAGCCAGGACCCGCCCGTTCGGCCACAGCTGCGTGAAGTACTTCCTCGTCATCACCGTCTCGACTCTGGCATTTATCGGAGCGGGGCGCTTCCCTTCACCCTTCGCCCAAAATGGCGACCATCCCCACCGCACCTTGTCTACGCTCAGCCCTTCCTCGGTCGGTCTGATGATCTCGACGCGAGTCGTCGGCGCAACGTTGTAGCGCTCGATTGGCCAGAGGTCGTATCCATTGATGACCAACTGCTCTGGCGCCAGCGTCTTAAGGTAGTGGTCCATTGGCTCGTAGACCGAGTAGCGTCCGCACATAAGGTCACCTGTCGCAAATTGGCTTATACAGTGTTGACCGCAATTGCAGCGCTTAGTTAACTGTACGCATATACAGTATAAACAAGCGAATCATTCCCATGTACGTCCTTATCACTCCACGTCGCCAGATGGGCGTTGCGGTCCCGAAAGATCAGCTCAGCCGGATCCCTCCGCTCAGAGGTGACGTGCAGATCGTTGAATCTCAGTGCCCTGCGCTTGGCCGCATTACCCGGGAAGCCTTCATCTTGAACAGCGTTAGCCACGCGCGAGATGCTTTACCCCGGCTGCTGGATGCAAGCGTGACGAGCATGGGTACCCAGGGACTTATTATCTCCGGCATCGAGCAGGTGGAGGAGGCGTTCTACTTCCAGTCGTGGTGGTGCCGCTTTGAATGACGACTCGGTTACCGACCACCTCGACATTTCGCTCGATCAGTTCCTGAACATCCGCGCGCCTGGCACTTACCTGGTGAAAGTCGAGGGCGACAGTATGGAGGGGGCGGACATCTTCTGTGGTGATCTGCTGATCGTCGACAAGGGACTCAGCCCTAAAGCAGGTCAGGTCATCATCGGCGTCGTCAACCAGCAACCGTTGGTGAAGTATCTCGCGTTTGTGGGACGTCAGACGCTGCTGCGGTCGGCTAACCGCAAATATCCCGACCGCTTCATCATGGAAGGGGATGACTTCGATATCTGGGGCGTCGTTACTCACAGCATTCGGGATCACTGGAGGAATTGAACATGGACGTCAAAGACCGCGAAACGGAAATCCGGCACGACGTTGTCGTAATTGCGCCGGAGCGTCAGTGCGCTATTGATCGCTGGGGCAGCCATGCTGAGGCTTTACACCGAGTCGGGCTCATTGATGGGGAGGAGTTGCGAGAGATCCTCCGATACGCGGACGCGGCGTACGGGGAATATGTGAAGGTGTAGGGGAAACTGACCGGTTCAAGGCTCGGTGATCCGAGGGGATTTTGGGATTGGCAGAATGCCGCAGATTGTTGCGCAGAGGGCCGTGATGCGCGACGCGGATAGCCGCCTTTCGCTGTGCATAACTTCTGCCTCAGCCTAAGCGCACAATTATTTGTACGTGCAATTGTACGTACGCCACAAAAACAAAGGGCCCGCATTTCTGCGAGCCCTTGTTTTGTATGGTGCCGGCACCAGGAGTCGAACCCGGGACCTACTGATTACAAGTTAGTTGCTCGCGTCTAGCTCGTCGTTGGTTGCCACTGCTTGATGCACAGGTACCAAAAGCCGTTCACGCTTCAGGCGAACTTAGGGCTCGCTGGCCCCTCAGCGCTGTAGTTCGACGCGACCGAGTCGGTGATCAATTGGAGGGTGGGTTTGTACCTGGCTGCTGGCATCGCGCTTGATTCAAGCGGGACCGCCATACGCATGTACTTCGCAAGGGGGGGTGAAGATCCAAGGCACTCGGCCGGCGCTATTGTGGCGCCGCTCATCAAGATGGAATGCGGACGTGATGGTATTGAATTACTCTTCCAGGCTTGACGGTCCACTGTGCCGGCATTCCAACGCTGGCACCAATAAGGACTGATATGAACTTGCACGACTTTATTCTTCACGAGATGGAATCGATACTCCATGCGTGGGAGGTGTTTGCCAGGGATGTGCAAACCCCAGTGCCGGCAATGGACGCCAAAGGCCTTAGAAATCATGCCGAGTACATTCTGAAAACTGTTTCGGCCGATATGCGCACATCTCAAACGGATCAGCAGCAGGTAGACAAAGCGCAGGGCCGTGGGCCAAAGTCTGAAGATGAAACCCCAGCGCAAACTCACGCAATCACCCGCCTGTCTGCGGGGTTTTCAATGGATCAAATGGTCTCAGAATATCGAGCGTTGCGATCCAGCGTGTTGCGCCTTTGGTTCGCGCAAGGGTACGTCCCTAATGAAGAGGATATTCACCAGGTTGTTCGTTTCAACGAGGCAATTGACCAAGCGTTATCGGAGTCTATTGCAACGTACGGCGCAGCAGTCGAACGTACTCGCGAAACTGTTCTAGGGGTACTGGGACACGATCTACGCACGCCTTTAGGCGCTATCACCATGGCAGGGGGGCTTTTACAGAGGGCCGATTACCTTCGCGAACGCGAGCGTCGCCTTTCGGCCCAAATCGCAATAAGTGCACGCCGAGCCACTGAGCTGATGAACGATCTGCTGGACCTTGCTCGTTGCAATTTTGGGGAAGGAATACCGGTATATCCGGAGACAACCAACCTGAATGAGATTTGTAGGGCTTCCGTCGAAGAGCTGCGGACAGTATTTCCGTCCGTCCAGATTTCCTACGACGAGAGTCACACGCTCATTGGCCAATTCGACCCCTCACGCATAGCGCAGGTCATCACCAACCTCATAAGCAACGCCGTCCGTCATGGGGATCAGAGGCAACCCATTCGAGTGAGTCTATTCGGTGAGGGTGAGAGGGCAATATTCAGAGTACAAAACTTTGGAGAGGTGATTCCTGCCGGAGCACTGCCGCACATTTTTAACTCAGGCGCGCGGTATTCCAGCTTCGCGAATGGGGAAAAGGGGTCGTCTGCGGGACTTGGTTTAGGGCTGTTTATTGCCGCTCAAATTGTGGCTGGCCACCGTGGAGAGATCAGGGTTGAATCCACCGTGGAGCAGGGCACGACGTTTCGGGTGCTGCTTCCAACGGATTGAGCTTTCTCTTGAAGCTTAAGATCCGCAGCGAACGGCATGGAAAGTAGACACACCGTCCCGTTTGAAATCTACCGCGAAGCCAGCCCCTAATCGGCAGCTTATAACGGTGGATGGAACTACTGTCTTATAAGGAATTCTAGAAGGTCGTGAGACTTAGGAGTTTCTTATGCCGTTGTCAGATCTTGAAGAATGGAACCGCCACTGGCGTTTGCACGCCGAGAAGGTCACTTGCCGTACATGTCAGGCGGAACAGGTGGCCCTGTCTAGAGACCAGCCATTTGAGCACCTCCCTGACTGCCCGTATGGAACGTTCAAGCGCACACCTTGGGCTGAACTGGATGCCGCGCTCAAGGCCACTGGAGCGGCTTGGCACTAACTGGGCGTTGAAATGCGGTGCTGCGGGTTCGCCGAGCGAGGAACCATGTACTTGGCTCCCTGGATTGTGCTGGATCCCACGGTCACGGTCGGCCAACTCGGATTACGGAAAATCTAGGGCATCAGGGGGAAGCAGTGGTGCACGATTCGTCAGAGTTTGACGCTATGTGACGAGGAGGAGCCATTCGCGTAGCCCCAAGCAGGCACTGCGAATCTGCTGCTCGGCAGAACGCCGGGGGCGGGGGGTGTGCCCAAACTGTGATAAAGCTCACATCCGGATCCTAGCGAAAGACGAACGGGAGCGCAGTGGGGCAGCGGCTTGGCTACATTTGTTAAACATTAGCCCATACCAGCGCTACGTCATCTCCGCAACGCAGGCGCTCAAGCAAAAGGGACGAGCTCATGCGCTCAACAATATTGCTCGTTCAGAATGACCGACATTTCAGTACTCGTGTGGCTGAAGCCCTGTGTGATGTTGAAACCGAGGTGATCCAGTGTTCTACGGTGCGGGAAGCCGTTTGTGCGCTGGAAAGCTCTCCTGAGATAGAGTTGCTGCTGGCGGCCGTCCAGGTGCCGGGACTGCTAGACGGCTACGAGCTCGCGCAAATAGTCAGAGTGTTTAAACCAAGGATGCCGATCATCTTAACGTCTACAGCCTCTGAATCCAGGCGGGAGAAAATCCCGCCGAGCTCTACTCTGCTTCGTAAACCGTGTGCGGTAGAAGATGTCCTAAAGTTGGTATTGGAGCAGCTCGGTCAGCCTCGTGTAGCTCCTTAAGCTATCAGGGGAGCTATTTGAGAGACGTCCCGCACTCAGCAGAGGACCGTCGTCTGCCGGAGAAGCATTCGACGGTCGCTAGCCCCCATGTGCCAAAGACAGCCGTCAAAATTTGATGGATATCCGTTCAGGCGAAGCAGCTGTCTTGCATAAGATTACGCGCGGGCTAGATGGCGTTCGGCTCATGAACGGATAAGCTGGGCGAATAGTAGGGAAGAAGGGGGGCGTGGGCAGCAGGCCGAGAAGCGGATCGCGCACGTGAACAAAACGTGAGTCACAGCGCCAAACAGCGTGTACACTGCGCGACTTCTTGAGACAGCTTGACCGCTTGCGGGCGGCGTAGGCTGTTGATAGTTAGGCACTGTCAGTTGGTGAGGATGATTTAGGTGCCAGCGCCGCAAGGCTCGACTGTCTTCTTATTCACCAAACAAAAAGCCCCGGCTCGCGAGAGCGGGGCTTTTTGTTTCCGCGTAAAACTCTCAATATGTCCCCCCAAAACGCAACCGTATGGACCAGTATTTATTGGGTGTCTAAACATTGAAAATGGCGGTGTTTGTAAGGGGTGATATCGAGGTTAAGGCTTTGATTCTAAAGTGATAAGTGCAGTCTTATGCCGAGTTCCATGCCTTAATACCCGCGCGTCTGACTTCAATCTACCGGGTGTTGAAGCGACAGCATGGAGAAGTCATCTGCGGCTGGCTTTACCAATCAATTTGATCAGCGCTGTTTTTTTTGTCTCTGATGTTTCATATCGAGCAAGCTCTATAAGGTAGTCTTGTGCCGCCTCTCCGCCGGCCTCCGCTATCGCAGCATATATGTCACTGCGCTGCCTGTCCGAGGTAGAGCGTTCGGCACACTCTATCAAGAAGTCAACGCCTATGTTGCCTTTAACAGTCATGGTGATTCCTTCATCGCAGGCTGCTTTTGAGCACAAGCACGGCCCGGTATATTGAGACGCAGTAAGGTAAGAGCTCAGTCATCCAGCAGTCGGCCATCGTGGTCAACGCTAGGTTTCCATGCGTCGGCCGCGTCGTTCACGGCGATCACCAACCCATAAAATTGCTCTTCATCGATAATGTCGAGTTGATGTAGCTGCTCGATGTAGTTAAGGGTTAGTACCGCGTAGTGCTCTGCATATGCAGAACTTGGCGCTGTGCGGATACAGCTGATCAGCGGCTCGACGCGTTCCGCATAACGTTCGGTCATGGGCATTCGGTAATCCTAATGACTGAAGCCGGAGAGCCGGTATTCGGACTACCGGCCTCGGAGCAATCGTCATGCGATCTGGACAAATCGCCTAGGCACGGCGATTGGATGCAGCGCCGACGGCGGTCGGTTAGCCCATCGTTATCCGCTGCGAACTGTGCTATGACTAGGGGTGAGGCAGTTCACTAAAGTGCGAGCGCGCTCGGGTCCACTTCGCCTTTATTCGCGTGCATAGTGCGAGGCGTCCAGGCATCCATACCAGATGCATTTAAAGCGGCGGTGATTTGGACCGACAGCACAGCACTCAGGCATCTTTCCATCTAACCTCTGTTATGCCGAACCGCTCCGCTTTCGGTTTACATAGCTTTATTACGGGTTCACGCCGATATTTTGGTATCTCTCCAAAACCAGCATCGACAGTCGCCCAGTGCCAAGCTTCCTCGTTGTTCATTGCACCGGCTCGCACGTAGAAGCTTTGGCTTGTACCCTTAAGAATATATTCAATTTGATAATGCCGTTCACTCGTCATAACCACCCCCTTTCGGCATGCGGATATACCGGTCTGATCATACATCTCTCGCGCGTCCATAAAGCGTCACGCCCTAGGAAGCTCGGAGTCGTTGATGCGACAGCTAGTCACCGCTGCAATTGTCGCAGCCTAGTATGTAATTGAACCAAAGCCCGGCAAATTTTACGGATTGACGCTTTGCGCGGACTCCCGTGTCGCGCGGGGCAACTCGCGGGTCCTGGCGCGCATTCCGCAGCCCAAACACACCCATTCTTCAGTATCAAGCCCAAGGTAATAGCCCTTTCGGACGAGAGAGTGTTTGCATTTCCGAGCCGGGGCTGCGCGCCGTCCGCTCTCAAGCATCCAGTTGAGCATGGCTTTCCTTGGCCCTACTGAGCCTATTCACGTCTATTAAAATGCGCCTGCGAACAGACCGAAGTCTACCGAGGTTGGTGCGTTACCCGAACCCTATAGTAGAAGAGTCAGCCAAGAGAACGTTCAAGTTATTTCGGTTACCAGCCGCATTATTCTCGATCTCACTCAAACGAATAATCTAACACTCTATATGGGTGTGTTAGTACAGCGTTTAATGCCTGTTTTGTAAAGTTTCGTCTATAGGCACTTATCTGTTAGCCGCTCCGCTCAGGTGATTGCATGACCTAATGAGCACGCGCGAATATGGCCGGTAAAATGCCTTACGGGAAGCATTCCCAGCCCGCTGCCGGCATAGACGATCTCGACTAGTTGTAAGCAGACCAGGTCATTAAGAATGTCCACTTCTCCGTGCCATCGAATGCTCGAAGGCTTCCCCCAAAACTTTCGGGTTGTGAACTACTCTCATAAGGGTCTTGGTGAAATTAAGACGCCAGACGAGCGCTAGACCACAGGTACGTGTCAGCTGGCGGCTACGCTGTGTCGGAACGCACGAGCTAGTACTCATGACCGCATTCATGAAGTCGCAATAGCCTCCCTCACCAACAGTTTAGGAGAACGAAAATGCGGTTGGCTGCATTTATCACTACGCACATGGAATCGATTCTTCAGGAATGGGAGGATTTCGCTCGAACCGTGGATATTCCGGGTCCGCCTATGGATAGCACGGGCCTCCGCGACCACGCCAGCCTCATGCTCGAGACCATTGCCGAAGATCTCAAAACAGAGCAGACCGAGCAGCAGCAGGTTGATAAATCGCATGGCAAGGCGCCGGGAAGCACAGAGGATACCGCAGCAGAATCCCATGCTCTCACCCGCCTTGCATCCGGTTTCACTATCGATCAGATGGTTTCAGAGTACCGCGCTCTTAGGGCCAGCGTATTAAAGCACTGGATGACAACGCCGCAGGAAGACTCTGAGTATCACATACGCGACATGCTTCGTTTCAATGAAGCGATCGATCAGGCTCTGGCTGAATCAGTTGCGAGCTACACTCGCGCTGCCCAGAGCTCTCGCGACATTTTCCTCGGTATCCTCGGCCACGACCTGCGAACGCCGCTCGGCGCCATACTACTCGCATCAGATGTGCTGTTGCGGACCGACGACCTAGGCGGTCGTGCCACCAAGCTATCAGCTCGAATTTACTCAAGCGTGAGCCGCGCAAATAGGATCGTTGCTGACCTCATGGACTTTACAAGGGTTCATCTGGGTAACGGTATCCCGGTGCGACTTGAGCGTGTTGACCTGGTGCCTATCTGCGAACAGATCGTCGATGAAGCCAGCACCTTTCACCCCAACGCCGAGATTGTCGCGGCCACGTGTAAAGCGGCTGTCGGAGAGTTCGACGCCCCCCGCATCGAGCAGGTTTTCTCGAATCTGATTAGCAATGCGGTCCACCATGGAGACAAAGAGTCACCCGTCTCGGTGTGCCTCGAATGTGCAAAAACTGAGGTGGTTTTCAGCGTCCATAACCAAGGTGTTCCAATCCCAGAGCAGGTCCTCTCAACAATATTTCAACCGATGGAGCGATACATTCCCGGTGTTGGATCTGGGCAGCCCGCAGGGGGCGGGCTGGGTCTAGGGCTGCATATTGCAGCAGAGATAGTAGAAGCTCATAAAGGCAAAATTGAGGTGGAATCAGGCTCGGCTGGGACGCTCTTTACTGTGCGGTTGCCTAAGTAGTCTGGGCGGATGCCGGTGGTATTTTCGAGTCAGCTCTCTATAAGGCCGCAGTGGCGTTACATTGGGGCAAATCAGTTCCGATATACGCCCCGCGCGCCGCGTGTAACGCGGGTTCCACCCTCACGGTTTTGAACAGGTATCGGAACGCGAATAACCCTCAAAGTGTCGCCTCGATGTTTTACACCCACGGTCTTGAAATCCAGTAGGGCGCGGCGTCAGCTTCCGTGACCCGACTCGGGGATGGTGGGGGATTTTCGGGGATTGGCTGTGTTTAGTGCGGATCAGTACGGCATCGATTGCAGCGAGCGTCTGAAAAGTCCTAATAAAATCAACAGCTTGCGAATATCGTCAAGCATGGGGTGCTAGGGGTCGAGTGTTCGAATCACTCCGTCCCGACCATATATTTCAATGACTTAGGCCAATGTTCACAGCATTGGCCTTTTTCATGCGCGTGAGTTTTGCGTGACTCGTCTGTTTTTCATGCCTGCCTCCTCTTCAAAATAGTCAGCACCGGTCCGCGTGAGTCGGTAGCTGATACCATGTTCGCAGCTTCAATCAAATGCCCAAGCACAGCGCCAGAGTGGTGACTGGTAATGCTGCCGTTCTTGTGCTCGAGCAGGGCCTCTCGATCTTCCTCAGCAGGCTGATCATCGGCACCACGTCCAACCAGTGCCGGCGTTCCGCATCCCGCCACTTACGCGCGCACAGGTTCAGAACCCTGATCACTCGGTGCAGTGTGATGTCACCGTCCAGTTGGTAACGGCTTGCGCTCAGCAGGATGAAGCTTGGACTGGATGTATGGAGCCGTGGACGCCTCGCGCCGAGTTCTCACCTGGCGCACGCCGTAAACCTTCCGCTGGCGCGCAGTTTCTCAAACTTGTGAATCAGGTACTGCTCCGCTTCCGCCCTGTCCAAAGTTCCAGCGCTCTTCTGAATTCGTTCTTCATGGTATTTCTAGCCAATGACAATCAAGTGCAACTGATCACCTTTGCGCTGACGCCCGCTGTGCCTTCTGATCTGTTCCAGCTGCTTCCTGCACGAATCCAGTGCCCCATCGATTGCAATTGAATGATTAAGCGATTCTTAGGTCGATCCCCCTTGAAAGCAATGAATCCTCGACTCTCACTTAAAGGAATGGCCAGATGGCGAATTCATTCAATGTCAAAGACTTCGGTGCCCTGGGCGACGGGCACAGCGACGACACGCAGGCACTGCAAGCGGCTATCGATGCCGCCTCGGCGGCCGGAGGCGGTACGGTGGTGATCCCTGCCGGTACCTATATTGTCAGTGCCCAGGCTTCCGGTAGCGCTCTGGTGATCAAGGACAACGTTCAGCTTGAGGGCGACGCCACTGATCGGGCAACGCTGAAACTGGCGAACGGCTCAAGCGCCGATATCGACGGCATCCTGCGCGCCAACGGCGATGGGATCGGTGTCAGCAATCTGGCTATCGACGGCAACCGCGCGCATACCACGGGTGTGGTCAGCGATTTATCCCTGGGGGACGGCGCGCAACTGACGCTCAATTACGTCCACGCCACCAACGCGTCCGGCTACGGCCTGGATCTGCGCGCAGAGGGCGGTCAGGTTCAGGCCAACAAGGCCTACGTGGACTATAACGGGCTGGACGGAGTGACTGCGGCGGGGCTGGTCGGCAGCGCACTCAACGACCTGATCGTTCGTGACAACGATGGCAACGGTCTCGCGACTCAGGGTGCGGTGACGGTTCAGGATATCAACAGCACCAGCAATCAAGGGTATGGGGTTGCCGTTCAGGGTGACGATAACGGCCATGCTGCGCAGCTGATCAGTGGATCGATCACTGGCAACCGTACCGGAGGAGTGTTGATCGACGAGGCCAGCGACGCATTGGTCGATCACCTGTCTATCTCATCTAACAGCGCGTCGGCCATCGAGGTACGCAACTCGCAAGGCACGCAGATCAGCACCAATGGTATCAGTGGTAGCCGTCTGGACAACAACCATCCCTACGTACTCCTGCAAGACAGCACCGGGACTGAGGTGAGAGGCAACGTCATCGGCGACGCGGGCTATTATGACGGTATGCAGTCCACCTACGGCGTCGAGGAGCGCGGCCAGAGCGATGCCAACCGTATCGTTGACAACTTCATCGGCAACGTCACCGAGGGCGAAGTGAAGGTGGTCGGCACCGCGACCGCGGTTTTCGATAACACAGATGTGTTGACCACCTATGGCTCCACGGGTGACGACGTGATCTCGGAATATGCCCGGTCCCACAACACTGTCTTGTACGGCGGTGCAGGTAACGATTCGATCCAGGGTGGGGTGCTGGACAATGTATTGATCGGCGGTGCCGGCGTCGACCAGCTCGCAGGGGCGCAGGGCCACGACACGTTCCGATTTACCCAGCTGACCGACAGCTATCGCACTGCAAGCGCCAGTTACGCCGATACCATCACCGCTTTCGATGCCAGCAAGGACAGCATCGATGTTACCAGTCTGGGGATGAGCGGCCTGGGCAATGGGCACAACGGCACGTTGGATCTGACGTACAACGCTGACAAGAACCTCACCTACCTCAAGAGCTATGATGCCGACGCACAAGGCCAGCGCTTTGAACTGATCCTTAACGGCGACTATCGCACCAGTCTGACGGCGGATAATTTTCTCCCGCTCACCGCCGGCACCTCCGGGGACGACAGCCTGCACGGCACCACCCACGGCCGTGACACCCTGGTTGGCGGCGACGGCCGCGACGTGCTTTCGGGCCGCGGTGACGATGATCGCCTGGACGGTGGCGCTGGTGCCGATCGGCTGATCGGCGGTCAGGGCGTGGATACCTTCGTCTATGACCAACTGACCGATAGCCAGGTCGATGCCGCAGGGAAAAATCAGGGCCGGGACCTGATCGTCGACTTCAACAGTGACGACCATGACCAGATCGATGTCTCGGCTTTGGGTTTCACCGGTTTCGGCGATGGCCACGGCACCACGCTGAGCGTGACCTACGACAGCGCCAACGACATCACGCGTATCAGCTCAAAGGAGCTGGACAGCGCCGGCAATCGTTTCCAGATCGCTCTGAGCGGCGACCATGTGCTTGACCTGGGCTCCAACGCTGTCGAGTTCGCCCGAGCCGACAGTCCGCAAGAAACCAGCACGTATCCGGTGCAGACATCGAGCATCGGCACGACGGCGAACGACAAGCTCAGCGGCTCGGCAGATGCGGACCGTCTCTATGGTCTGGACGGAGACGATGTGCTGCAGGGGGGCGCCAATAACGACTTCCTGCTCGGTGGCCATGGCGCAGACAAACTTACCGGCGGCAGCGGTAGCGATTACTTCGTGTTCCAGAGCGTCGAGGACAGCTACCGCACCGCCGACCAGAGCCATACCGACCTGATCACCGATTTCAATCAGGGCTACGACAGCCTCTCCGTCAGCGCACTGGGCTACACCGATATCGGCGATGGCTTCAATGGCACCTTGAAGATCGACTACAACGCCGCTCTGGACCGCACCTATGTCCGTGACCTGCAGGGCGACGACCAGGGGCGGTTTTTCCAGATCGCCCTGGGTGGCGATCAGACACAGAACCTGCGGTACAACAACATGGGCTTTGCGGATCGCGATGTGTCGGAGGATGTCGCGCCGATCGAGGTGGTGGGCGTGGCTACCCATACCGAGCATGCTGTTGGGTGATTAGGATCGAGCCCCGTTCAATAAACCATGAAGGGGGTTCGCTTGTGGCGACTACATTTTTTCGTTTAAGAAATGTTAGTAGCGGACTTTGAAAGCCGGAGAGTCCTCCGGCCGAAGCTGCCTACGATCATAGATTCGGGTTGTGCTGATATTGGTGTTGCGAAACCAGTTCCGAAACTTGACGTGCGCTCCGCGTGGAATGGGGTCTGCAGGACCAGGGTTTTGAAAAAGTATCTGGACGCCGATCGCCTCTAATGGGGCACCCCGCTGGATTTTCCATAACGGTCTTAGAATCCGGTGGCGCGGCCGGCATCGCGACCGTTATCCGACTCGTGGAACGAAAGGCGCGTGCGGCTTACTCGGCTTGGTTCTGGTGTTGAATGCATTACTATTCAGCCTTGGCTTCTGCCTCAAGCGCGGCCTGCTCAGCGGCTCGCTGCTGGGCTGCTGCCTGACCGATAAGTGTCTGCTCCCGGCCCGCTTCGTGATCTGCTTTGGCCCTGCCAGCCGCTTGCTCACGCAGGCGCTCCAGCTCGGCCTGTTCCGCTTGGTACTTCTCCTGCTTCGCCAGCGCTTCACGCAGGGTTGCTAATGTGGTGGCTTTCACCGACGCGCCTGCGCTTCAAACTCTTCGAACCCGGCGTCGATCAAACAGCCTCGGTGGTTTCGATCTTCATGCGGATGCCGAGGGCAAACAGCCAATCCACCTTTGCAAGGCTGCGAAGCTGATCAATCCGAAATTTGTGACGATCAACCCGAGCATCCTCGCACGCCTGCCATTCGTTCAGCGGCCAGCGCACTTCCTCCTGTCACGCATCCAACGGGTCCCGGACACGCTTGCGCTCGGCGTCGATCTTCTTCGGGATCTGCTTTAGATCAGCGACCAGCTTTTTGCCCCCGTCATCCAGCGCAGTTTTAGAGCGGGCGACCTTGTACGCCATGGAGGCGATCGCTTCTCGGCCCTGAAGACTGTCATGCCCGTTTCTGCTGGCGGTATGGCAACGAGTTGAGTTTCTGCGGACATGACGTTCTCCAGCGCCATCCGTGCCGGGGCGCTGCGATTTAATGAGGGGGATTGTGCAGGACGCAGGCGCGAGCGAGCGTCAACGTGACTCGGTTGTCAGCACTTTGACTTACTGGATCATTGAGCCGGAAGGGCGCAGCTGGTGACTAGGGGCGAATTCGCACTTCGATGCTTCGACCCAGCATCGTGGCAGCAAGCGGTAGGGGAAGATCGCACACGCGCATATCACGGGGCTTCCCGATCACTTCATTGAAGGGCAGGCCAAACCCGAAGATCGGGTGGGGACGTTCGGGGCGACCGAGTTGCTGGGCCGGCGAGGAATTACGTTGGGCATCGCTCATGTCGATATCCTCGGCCGGTGAGCTGTAGCTCTTTTCAGCCTCTCGGGACAGTGAATGAATTCTTGTGAGGTATAGCGTTGCTATCGGCCAGATAAACGATTTGTTTAAGCATCAAGCTCTGAAGTAGGCGAGGTTAGTGGGGCGTGATAGCACAGAAGCCAGAAGCTAGAAGCTAGAAGCTAGAAGCTAGAAGCCCGGTGCAACCCAGTCGTAACGCGCCGGGTCTCCAGCAAAGCCTTGGCGGCGTGCCAGGCGAAGCGCGATGTCTCGCATCTTGCGCGCGAAATTGACTTCTTCAATCCGCTCTTCGATCTGCTCTTCGATCAGCGATTTGACGATGGCCAGGCTCATGCTGCGCTCCTGATTGTTTCGACCCGGTCGCCAGCCTTGAATGCCAAAACCCCGCGATACAATGCGGCTTCTTGATAGGTGACCTGACCGAGGAACTCGGCCTTGTCGATATCACCTTCGACGAATGTGCGATCCGGCGCAGGGTTTGGGGATTTCGCAAGCTGCGCGATCTTCAAACCGATATAGGCGTAATCCATGTCCTTGCTCAT